ATATGTCTATGATATTGAAGTTTTCCCAAATGTATTTCATTGCACAGCAAAGAATACTGAATCAGGGAAGTTTCATAAGTTTGAGATATCAAGCAGAAAAAATCAATTATCAGAATTAGTTGATTTCTTTCGTGTACCAAATATTAATGCACCATTAAAATTTGGAGATCTCTATACTACTGAAACTCAAATTGATTCAAATAAAATCTTTGCAGGATATAATAATTTACATTATGATAATCCTATTATTAACTATATAATAGATTATTATGATATACTTAAAAATAAACCATATCTAAGGATATGTGATAGTATTTTTAACTTAAGTAGAACCATAACTACATCTCAAGCAGATGATAATATAGAAGCGTGGAAAAAATGGAAATATCAAGTATGGTATGATTCATTTGATATACTTACTATGTTATATTCACAGAAATTGCGTGTTGGATTGAAGGAAATGCAAGTAACTATGCAATATCCTAATGTTCTAGAATTCAATGGAGACTTTAATAAGTTTCTAGAAGAAGATAGAATAGAAGAGATGATTGAGTATAATGTGAATGACGTTAATTCTACTGAAAAATTATTAAATCTGTGTTCTGAAGATATAGAATTAAGAATAGCTATCGAAGATGAATATAAAGTAAGAGTATTAAGTAAAGATGGAGTAAACATTGGAATGAAAATTCTAACGCAGAAATATCTTGAAAAGACTGGTTTAACATGGTGGGATATTAAAGACTTGAGAAGCCCAGCAGATGTTATAGACCTAAACAAAGTAATATTGCCTTATATAGAATATAAAGATCCTATACTTCGTAATGTACTATCTGATATGAAAAAGCAGATAGTATCACCAGGTAGAAAAGGATACGAAAACAAATTTGTATTTAGAGGATTAAAATATTCTGTAGGAGTTGGTGGTATTCACTCTGAAAACAAACCTGAGATAATTATTCCTAAGGAAGATGAAATGTTAATAGATATTGATGTTGCATCTCTGTATCCCAGTATGATAATAGAGTATAAATTCTACCCAAAGCATTTGGGTCCTGAATTTCTAGAAGTTTATAATCAAGTTAAAGATGAACGAATAGAAGCAAAACATAATGGTATTAAGACTAAAGATAAAACGCTTAAATTAGCATTAAACGGTCTTAGTGGTAATCTACAGAATGAACATAATTTCTGTTATAGTCCTTTCGCAGTAATGCAGATTAGAATAAATGGACAATTACTATTACTTATGTTAGCAGAAAGATTATCTGATATTGGCTGTAGAATAGTACAGGCAAATACAGATGGTTTATTTGTTCTTCTTAAGAAGAATCTGTATGAAAAATTACAAAGTATATGTAAGGAATGGGAACAACAAACGAGATTAACCCTAGAGGAAGATCGTTTTGAAGCTATGTATCAGTATGCTATTAATGATTATATAGCTGTAAAAGAAGGTTATCAAGCAATGAAGAAATTGTTTGAAACTGAACCAGAAAAAGCTCTAAATAAAAAGAAGAAGCCTTATACTTCTTTAGATATGATTAAAGATGATTATATCAAAGAAAAAGGTATGTTCATCACTAAGGTATTACTTGGTAAGGGAATGTCTGCAAAGATTATTCCAGAAGCTATTAGAGATTATTTTGTTGATAGTATTCCTGTAAAAGATACTATCTACAATTGTAAAGATATTAAGAAGTTTCTTACTTACCAGAAAGTAGATAAGAAATTCTCTGTAGAATATAATGGAGAACTGATACAAAGAATCAATAGATTTTATGCATCTACTAATGGTCCTTATTTATATAAATGTAAAATAGTAAACAGAGATGTTGAGATACCGCAATATCTTGTATGTCTCAAAACAGGAGAAAGTATAATAACTACAGATCCAAATCAGTTTTACTATAATTCTAATGTAGAACAGATATTACCTTATAGTTCAAAGATTATAACTAAAGGTACTAGAGTAGACTATACTAATCTACTTACTGCATCTGGTGTTACTATACTAAACAAATTTGATAATAAACCTATAGAAGAAAGAAAGATCAATTATCGCTACTATTTAAAGGAAGCGTTAAAGATCATTGAAGAATTAAAACCAAGACAACTAACGTTGTTTTAACAAATATTTCCAGATTGTATCAAAAGTTAGTTCATAAAGTACTATATTATGATACTAGAATTAGATACAACATTATTAGATATTTTTGGAGAAATATCAATTAATCAGTTAGTATTTTTAACTCTTGTGTTGAATGATAATCAAAGTAATAATCAAGACGTTCACAAGTTTCTCAGCCGAATAAGTGAAAACGACATACAAGAGTTAATCGACAATGACCTTATCTCCTTTACTACTTCAGGAGATAATAAAATTTATAGTCCTACAGAAAAACTATTATCAAGTGTAAAACAAGATAAGACATGGTTTGATGAGTTCTATGAAGTATTTCCAGTGTATGTTTTAAGACCAGATGGTACTAAAGGTTTTTTACGATCTAATATAAATAAGTGTCGTAAAGAATATAATCGTATCGTAGGTAAATCTAGAGCAATGCACGAACACCTTCTTCAATGTCTTCAATATGAAATTGAAAACAAAATGATAACTGGTAAAATAGGTTATATGAAGACGATGTGGAAATGGCTCACTCAACATGAGTGGGAGGTTATTGAAGAGCAAATGAGTTATGAATCTGAAACGCCTGTAAGTTATGGAGAATACGGAACAGAATGCCGTTAAAATACTACCTTTTGAGTCAATATCTCAGGTAGCAAATAAATCCATAAACTACATTAAAGCTAGAAAAAATCATAGTATAGTATCATTAAAAACTAGATGGGATAAATTCAATAAAGCTACTGGCGGAATTGAACCAAATATGATATTTACTATAGCTGGTATATCAGGTAGTGGTAAGAGCTCAGTTGCAAATATGTTAGTAATGGATTTAATTGATCTTAATCCTGATCAGGATATCGTAGTATTATACTTTAGTTTAGAGATGGTAGACTACAGAAACGTTGGTCGTGTAATAAGTAATAAAACTAAGAAAACTGTATCTGAATTGTATAGTTCAGTAGAAACACTTAGTGATGAAGACTTATTAAGAGCTGAATCGGCAGCTGAAACCATTAAGAAATACAATATATACTTTGTTGATAAAGTGTGTAATGTAGAAGAAATAGGTAATACTATAGATTACTTTCATAATACTGTAGCTAACGGTCGTTGGCTAATAGTAGTATTAGACCACGTTCTTCTAGTAAATGGAGAAGGTGGAGAAAGAAGTACAATAGTCGATTTACAGAAAATGTTTATACAGAAGAAAAAACTTTCTAACACTAGTATAATACAGCTTTCACAGATGAATCGTAATATTGAAAGTCCTGATAGAATTAATAATCCAAGTACTCACTTCCCAATGAGAAGTGATTTATCAGCATCTGACGCAATATTTCAAGCTAGTGATTTTGTTATTGCTGTTCACAGACCAGAGATACTTAATCTAGCTATATATGGAGTACGTCGTCTACCTGTAAAAAATAAGGTTTATATGCATTTCTTAAAAGTAAGAGATGGTGAACCCTGTATATTAGAATTTGAAAACGAACTTCAATATGGCAATCTAATTGAAACAAATACTGCAAGTGCTGAAGAACAAAAAGTAGTATTTAAACAAATTAAAAAAGGCTGATTATGAAAGGTTTTACAATTAAACTTCCGAAACAAAATATTGACCCTCAGGGTTCTTTGAAAAATCGTATATTAAACGAAGTTAAAAACCGCTTACCGTTTGCTAAATGGTATGGAATTCACACTCCGGAAGATCCGGAATACAGTATATCATATGCAGGTCCTGAAGACTTGCTATGTTTTGGATGCAATCGAAATGCACATTTCTCTGCATTCAATAAAAAATATTATCGACCGACATGTTCATATGATAATTCACTTACATGTCCGTTCGCAAATCGAGCATTTAAGTTGCGTCAATATGATGCTATTTCAGAATTTGATTTAGCATTAAAACGATTAGCAGAATATGCTAAGATTATGGAAGACTATGAAGAAGATCGTGGTTACGATTTTACTTACATGGGTCAACCTGTACGTATTTACCAGAAGTTTATTCAAATTGGTTATACAATTATTCCTATTGATAATCCCAGTCTGTTTTTGAATAACTATCGTAAAGCAGATAAAAATAATATAGTAAATGTTATTATTAATATTAGTAACAGTACTACTGTTAACAATATTCTCAATAATGAATAACGAATAACTTTACGTTGTGTAAAAATTTCAGTTTTTTGTCAGATAATTTCAGAATCTCACAGGTAAAGCATTAACCTATTTTAATATGTTAATACTACCAAAAGAGAAAAGTACACCACAAACGGTGAATCCGAAGTTTTTAATTTTAGCCGGAAGACCTAAGGCTGGTAAATCTTCTTGTATTGCATCTCTCGAAAATAATTTAGTAATTGATCTTGAAAATGGATATACTGCATTATCTGCTATGGTAGTCCAAGCAAGATCTATTCAAGATTTCGCAGATATTGCAAATGCTTTAAGAAATGAAATTAAGAACAATAATGGAAAATTTCCATATAAATATATTACTATCGACAATGCTACTAGATTAGAAGAGATGTGTCTAGACTACGCAGCAATACTTTATAAGCAAACTCCACAAGGTAAAAACTGGCAAGGTACTGATGTACGTACACTAGCACAAGGTAGTGGATACCAGTTTTTACGTACTGCTGTTAGAAAAGTAATTGATATGTTCAGAGATTTATGTGAATCATTAATCTTAGTTACACATTTAAAAGATAAAATGGTTAACTACGATGGACAAGATGTTACTGAAATAGCAATAGATCTTACTGGAAAACTAGGAGATATACTTTGTGGAGAAGCAGATGCTATTGGATATTGCTATAGAAAGAAAAATGAAACGATTATTTCATTTGAAGGTGGTGAAGGAACTGTAAGAGAAGCTAGAGCTTTACATCTTAGAGGAAAGAAAATTGTAGTAGCGGAAAGTGATGAAAATAATAACATTACTTTTCACATGGATAGAATATTTTTACCGGAATAAAAAATTAAAATATTGAAATTATGACATATAGTAAAGAACGTGCAGCAAGTATTAGCAAAAGTGATATTAAGTATATTCCCGCTGGTATTATTGAAAATGTAGTATTGAAAAGTGTAAAAACAGAAGTTTCTCCGAATGGTAATCAATTCTTAGAAATTGTTTTTGAGAAAGATGGAGCAACATTAACCCATACAGAGTGGAAACCTACACTTGGTGGGTTTGTAACTACAGAAGAACAACTCCAGACAAAAATGGATAAGCAGTATTCTCGTATGTTGCAGATACTTAACTGTTACTATAAAGATGAAGAGCTTGACTTTAATGGAGAAAGCTTTGAACAGTTTGCTCAGTGGATTACTGATATGCTGAACAAAGTAGATAAGAGTAAAAAACTTAGAGCGAAAATAGTATACAATGATAAAGGATATACTACTTTACCTAATTATGCTAAGTATACTTTTATTGAACCTATGGAATTACCAGAAGGTAAATCATCTTCTATTGCTATGCTAAATATTGACCAATTTACAAAGCCTGTTGTAGCTGATAAAGAAGTAAAAAACGATAATCCGTTTAGTACAACTTCATCTACTACTAATACACAAGCTTTTACAGATAAAACAGATGATCTGCCGTTTTAATATAAAGTAGATCATTATTAATAAATAAGGGTAGTGTAAAAGCTACCCTTATTCTTTTTTAATCATTAAAATAAATCATCATGGTAGAAATAGAACATATTCAAGATATAGAAAAAGATCAACCTGCAAAGTCTAGTGCGAAAGAGCAAAAATTAAAAGATCCTGTAGATGCAAATACGGAAACTCAAGATACTGAAGTATCTGAAGCTACAGAGCATGATAAACAGATTGAAAATCAAGAAGATAATACACCTGAAAATAATATTTTAGTTAATAGTAACACAAATGTTCATGATTTAAAACCTGGAAATAGATTTTATGGTAGTATAAAATATAACAATCCTAAAGGAAAACAACAAGCACAGCAAGGTATTTTCTTAATATTAACTTCAGAAGTAAAAGGAAAGAAAGGACAATCCAGAGAATATACTATGACAAATTGTACTGGACAAAAGTACAAAGTATGTAGTGGAGCTATTAAAATAGCTAATATAGCAGATCTCAAAAAGAAGAAAAAAATAGAGAAAAAAGCACTAGAACAATTTGGAAGTAAAACAGAAATCAAAGAATTGCTTAACAAATTAGAAGAAGAATTTAAAAAGAAAGAGGAAGAAGAAAAGGAAAAAGAAGAATTAAAGAAAATTCAATTCTCATTTAGTTCACTAGAACCAGAAGACAAGCTTAAAAGTTTAATTAAAGCAGGTATGAATAACATCTGGATGGTTGGTCCAGCTGGTTGTGGTAAATCAACTATAGCTCGTAATACAGCTAAAGAACTAGATATTCCTTACTTATGTATTTCTTGTGGTATTGGTACTTCTGCAACAGAATTTACAGGATATAAATATCCTACTCGTGAAGCAACTAAGTTTGCTGAATTCTATGCTAAGAAGTCAATAATCCTTATAGATGAGATGACTGCGCTCGATCCATCTGTAGCACAGGTTATTAATGCAGCATTGGCAAACGGTGAAATAGAGACTACTACAGGTACTGTTTTACGACATCCTGAATGTATCATTATTGCTACATCAAATACTTTTGGTAATGGAGCAGATCGTCAGTATGTTGCTAATAACCAACTAGATGCTTCAACAATTGACCGTTTTACTGGAGCAATAATTGAAGTAAATTACTCTGTTAAATATGAGTCACAATTTGATCACGAAGTAGTAGATTATATTTATTTACTACGTAATTGCATTAAAATAAATTCATTACGCCGTATTGCATCTACTCGTATGATTCAAGCAGCAGAAAAGATGAAGAAAGTAGGTATGTCAGACTGGAAAGATATGCTTATTATTAACTGGTCTGATACCGAAAAGAATATAGTAAAACAATATATTCAAAAAAGTAGAAGAAAATAAAACTAGACAAAGTGTTGATTCAACAATTGAATTTATACGTAACCGTTTTTCAAATTCTACTTCAACAATGGAACTTAAAACAGTAGCGTAATGAAAAAACTGAATTTAAATATTAATATAAATTCATTAGATGAATTTTACAGAGAATGTGACAATATTGAAGGAGGTAATCCTGCTGAAATAAATAATATTGAAAATAGCGATGATCCTTGTTTTAGAGGATTATCTATAGCAGAAATACATGATTCTAAATATAGTTATACCAAAGGTTTAGATAATTTAAAGAAAATAGAAAAGGATATAAATCTAGGAGGTCGTAAACATAAATATAAATACGATGATTCTGATGGAGATGATATGAACTTTGATCGGTACATAGAAGGTCTACCTTGCCTAAAGAAAAGAATACCTACACATGGTATAGGTACTGGTAAGTTCGTTAAGCTTCATATTTCTATATGTGAGAATTACTGGTGTTCAGCTCAAGCTCTTATGGTTCGTGCATATACCGCTATGAGAATTATAGATATGCTAGAATCTCAAGGATACCGAGTACAAATATCTGCATATGCAGATAATGAAGATCCTGGTTATTTTAATGAAGAACCTATAGGATTTCTTGGAGTTGAAGTTATAATTAAAAAGTTTGAAGATCCTTTAATTAAAGGACAAATACTTACAGCAATATCTCCTTGGTTCTTTAGATACTGGATGTTTAAATTCTGGAATGCTAAATTTAAAATGAATTGGGGATACGGACATTCAGTTAGACCAATGAAGAAAGAAACAACTTCTGACATCTACATTCAGACAGGCGAAGCTTTAACTGATGAAGATGCAGAATCAACTATAGAAAGAATATCGAAACTATTTAATAAAGAAGAATAGTTTCAACTACTAGGAGGATCTGTAACAATCCTATATGGCACTATCAATTTAAGGATATTAGATAATTTATGGAAGCGTGAGCCTGCACAGCAGAAATAAAAATCTATCTCTGGATAGGCGTGGTTCGATTCCACGACTAGTAGCAAACTAAAACAGATTGCATATGTATAGTAGAAAGCGAGCAAAACTCCCAGATAATATTACTCTAGATTGGATACTTTCTAAAGTAACAGAATATGATATATATGCAAAATATATAGGTCAATTTAAAGTAGGTATGATATATAATAGTCCATTTAGGAAGGATAAAAATCCATCCTTTGGTATTTACTATAGTAAACGTACTAAACAACTACTTTTTAAAGATCATGGAACAGGTGAATGTGGTAATGTAATTAAATTTGTGTCATTATTTACTGGTAAAACAGAATATAATGATATATTATCTGATATAGTAGATAAGTTAAATATTACTAACAACACTAAACTCGTTAGCTCTAAGCAATATATACCGTCAACTGAAACAGTAATTGGTGTAGTACGTCAGGAATTTACTGACGTAGATATCAATTACTGGAAACAGTTTAATATTTCTATAAATACTCTAAAGAAATTCAATGTAAATAGTATTAAATATTATTTATGTAACGGAATAGTAAAGGGTACTTATAAACGAGAAAATCCAATGTATGCATATAAGGTCTATAATAACTTTAAGATATATAGACCATTAGCAGATAAATATACTAAGTGGAGAAACAATCTTACAGACTATGATATCCAAGGCTATGAGCAGTTGCCTCAGAAAGGTGATATACTATTTATTACAAAGTCTATGAAAGATGTTATGTGTTTGCATGAAATGGGTTATCCAGCAGTTTCTCCATCTTCAGAGAGTACATTTCTACCTAAAGACGTATTAGAGCAACTTAAGACGCGTTTTAAGCGTATTATAATACTATTTGATAGAGACGTAGCTGGAGTAAAAAGAAGTCGCAAATTAAGCCGAGAAACAGGCTTAGAAGCAATATTTATTAACAAAAAATTCAAAGCTAAAGATGTATCTGATGCTGTTAAAGCAAATAGCTTTGAAGAAATAAAAAATTGGTTAAATGAAACTATTAAAAACTATAGGTAAAGTAATAGCATTACCTTTTGATTTAGCTCTAATACTTGGAAAGTTATTATTGATTCCAATCAAATTAGTAAGTGTATTGTTGCATGGAGAATTTATTGAATGGAATAAAAAACGTAAGTTTATAGGAAATTCAATTAAAGAAATGTTTAAAGCTTTCAAATATAATAAAGATTATTCTTTCTTATATTCAGTAGGATTTACAGATGAAAATGGTAATTTCTCTGAAAGAATTGAAACGTTTAAAGTAACTAGTGATAGTATGCAACATTATATTAATTATGCTAAAACAAGTCTTAAACAAGAAAGTGCGTAATGCTACTAAACAAGAAATAGACGGAATAGTATTTCGATCTAAGTTAGAAGCTTATACATATTAGAAACTAAAGGAAGCAGGTATATCAGCTGAATATGAACAGCACAGATATACTTTACTTCCTAAGTTTGTATATAATAACTCTACAGTTAGAGCTATTACTTATTTACCAGATTTTGTAGGAGATGGTTTTGTTATAGAATGCAAAGGATTTGCTACAGATTCTTGGGCAAACAGAGAAAAACTATTCAAGTATTATTTAAGCTTGAATGAACCCGATACTAAATTTTATTTAGTAAAGAATAAAAAACAAGTTGATGAGTTAATCAACAAATTAAAATCTTAAATTTTCAGATTATGACAAAGAATGAATTTATTAAAATAGGAGAACAGATAATTGCAAAACCTAAAGGTGCTGATTATGATTTGATACCTGGTAAAGTATATGATCTGAGTTGGAATAGATGGGAAGATTCACCTATATTTAAGGAAAATGGTGAATTAAATCTACCAAAGAAAGTCTATTCTACTAAAACAGATGATATATTTAAGAAGCGTATTATAACCTATTTTAATAAAGCAAATACAAATACTACTGGTGTAATGCTAGCTGGTACTAAAGGTACAGGTAAGACTGTAATGGCAAAAATATTAGCTAAGGAATCAGGTTTACCTATTATTGTAGTTAATCCTGATTATCCAGAAGGTAAACTTATTAAGTTTTTTAAGTCCTTTACTACTCCAGTATGTGTTTTGTTTGATGAAGTTGAAAAGAACTTCAAAACTGAGTATATGCTAGATTTCTTAGATGGAGTTGAAAAGACTGCACAGAAACTAGTAATTATGACTTGCAATGACTTAAGCCGAGTTAGTCAGTATATGCAAGATCGTTGTTCACGTATTCGTTATTTACGTCGATATTCTCCTGATGAAAATGCTGCATTCTTACCGATGTTAGCTGATGATTTTGGTATTAAGAACAAAGAAGAAGTAGTAAAATTCTGTAAAGAGAATATTAAACTACTTTCTATGGATAACATTGTTTCTTTCATGAGTGAAGTCAAAATGCTAGAAGATGAAGATATTAGTCTTCAGGAAATTATAAACATTATGAATATCTCTACTGAAAATATACCAACTAAAGTTAGTGATACTGTAGAATATGACGATGAGTATGATAATGAAGATAATGAATATAGTGATGATGATTACGAATGTTGTGATGCAGCATGAAAACAAATAAGGCTAGATATATTCTAGCCTTTTAACTTATATAAACATGAAAATATGCGGTATAAGTGATATACATGGTAATCTCATTGAGAATATACCTGAGTGTGATGTACTATGTATATGTGGTGATATAGTAACATTAAATGCTCAAAGAAATATTGAAGCATCTAAATATTGGTGGGAAACAAAATTCATAAAGTGGGTAGATAAATTACCTTGTAAGAAGGTAATTATTATACCAGGTAATCATGATTTTTACTTAGAATATAAGTATAAATTAAATGAATGGGGTTCTTTTAAAGATCATATGCAAATTTTATCTAAAGGTAAATTAGTATTTCTTATAGATGAAATGTATATATATGAAGGTGTTAAATTCTACGGATCTCCTTGGATTAAACCAATTGAATTTCAAGAGGACAGATGGGCATTTAGTAGATTTGATACTTACGAAGATATACCACAATGTGATATACTACTAACACATGATAATCCATTTTGTAATGAAGCTCTAGATGTTTTCTCCTTTGGAAAGAGTAAATATCATTTATATGGACATTGGCATGATGGATCTAGTGACGTAAATTCTGGAAGATACAATTGTTCTAGATTGAATGGTTGTTATAGTTTTAAAAAGAATTATGAATTTGTAGTGTTAGATATTATGACAGAAAAAGAAAAGAAACAAGTAGAACAAGCATTCTTAGATAAACTTATTAGTCAAGCATACAATAATAATGTAGCAGATTGGCTTAAGACATTTAAAGAAGTTGAACTACAACAAGATAAAGAAGATGAATTAGTTTGGGATACTTCAGCAGAAGTTCCTGAGTCAGCTGTAATTAGCGACATGGAGGATTAAGTATGAAAGTAGAAGGAATTGTTACAGATAATGAACGTATTGCAATTGAAGCAATGTTCAATAATGTTATTGATAATACTATAGAAATACAAGCTATAGAAGAAAAAGTAATTATAGAGTATGTTAAAGAATAAGATGGATATTAGTATTCCTTATTACGAAGATAATAGCAGAGTAAGTAATTCTGCAATAGGATGGTTTATTAAAAGAGGTCCTAGGTATTTTCGTGATATGCTTGATGGAAAAGAAGAGGGAATGAACTTTTCTTTTCTTGAAAAAGGAACTATGATTCATGAATATTTACTTCAACCAGATGAATTCTGGAAAGATTATATTATTCTTGATTTTGCAACACCTAAAGTAAAACAGCAAAAGGATTTATTAGATGAGTATCATAGACTTATGCAAGTAAATCCATTAGAATCTCAAGATAAGCTTAAACTATCTGCTTATAAAAAAGCTTATAGTAATAAGAAATCTGATGAGAAATGTATTGAAGAAGCTGAAGGTCTTATTATGATTTATCAAGATTACTTAGAATACTTGAGTAAGAAAGATGATAATAAGAAGATAATTAGCTTTGCTGATTTACAAATGCTTAAGAAGATTAAGGAAAATATTCAGAATCACAAGAAAGCAAATGAATTGCTTTTTAATTTACCATCTACTTTTGAAACTCATAATGAATTTCATATTAACTGGCAAGTTAATAGAATCAATAATATTAAATGTAAATCTTTACTAGATAGAGTATGTTTTGATCATGTTAATAAGAAGATAATTCTAATTGACTTAAAAACAACTGTAAATGTCTATGATTTTGCACATTCTGTAGAAGAATATGATTATTACAGACAAATTGCTTATTATGGATTAGCAATTCAATGGTATATGCAAGAGGTATTAAATCTTAATTCTGAAGAATATGATTTTGAAGCATATATTATTGCCATAGGTAAAGATTCTGAAAATCAAATTAGAGTGTTTAACATGAAAAATGATAAAATACTCAGTGAGAAAGTTGATTTAATTAACAATTCTTTACAGAAAATTTCATATCATATCAGTACAGATCAATGGGATCACTCAGTAGAATACTACGAAGGTGATGGTGTTGAAAAACTATAATAAATGCTTAATATTTTTAAGTGATTTTATAGAAGCGAAGATATCTTACTTTGATTGTCCAGCATTTGTAAATATGTATACAAATTTAAAAGGAGACAATTCTGAAGGAAAATTATATTTAGTTTATAAGTTTAGTAGTCATTATGAACTATCTAAAAAAATAGAGGAAATCAGTTGTAATAAAACGTATTATAACTGGTTTCCTTATACTATAAATAAACAATCTTATATTGTCTTTTCATTTAAGGTTAGTAAAGATAAAATACAAGAATTAGAGTTCTGTAAAAAAGGTAGATTTACTGATAGTTATTTAGATGTAAAAGATTTAGTTGTTATTTGGAAAGACTACTTAGATCAATTTGATGATTTGCTTAAGTCAAATGACTTTTGCTCTGATTATACTTGTACTTGTTAAAAATAAAAGGCTGGAAATAATCCAGCCTTTTTCATTAATCAGAATCTCTATTTGCAATTTGAGTTTCGTAATATCTTCTTTTAGAAGGTATATCCTATAGTTCCCATATATTTTTAAACGGAGTTATTTTCATTCCAAATTTAAAAGTAGGAGAAAAACCTTTATAAGCGCCTCTATCTATTTTTTCATCTTCATTATTAATCAGATTGTGTACCCATGCTGGTACAGTAGAAATTAATCCAGAAAAGTTATCATAATAACTATAAATGGGGAATGGAGTTTTGATAGTTGAGATAGCGTCTTGGATTGCCCAAGGGGTAGAAGACATCATAGTTTCAAAATCTGTTCTTACTAAAGCAAAAGCTAATAATTGTTTTAATATATTATCTTTATCATCATCTGCCCAAGCCTTTGCTATTGGCATTAAGAAGAAATGCAATATATGTACACCTATTAGTTCTAAAGATAATTGTCTTATTACTCTACGCTAATCGTATGTAGAATTCTACATATACTTCTACCATAAACTAATATTCCTAGTATCTCTTCTTATTGCAGAAATAATACTAAAAGGAACTCTAAACAAAGCCTCTTTATATCTTTGAGAACTATAATCCCATTGTCTATTCTATACCCATCTTTCTTGAAGTATAATAGGCATAAACTGTCTATGCATCATTACTAAACTTCCTATAATATTACTACTTAACATAGTTTTCTATAGTGGAGTAAGCTAACCATCAGCAGATTGAGCTAAATTTCTAGCAGTGTTACCAATGGTTTCTTTTTTAGCATCCCAGGCTTTTTGATAAGCAGGGTCTTTGGTTACGATATTTCCATTTTTATACTCTACTAAATCTCTAGAGGATCTAAATGTGTTCCATTGATTTAACATTACTTCGTCGTTACTATATTTACGTTTAAATTCTTCGCTACTAAGAAACTCTCCATTTACGTATCTATAGTTGTACATAACAGAATTTAGTATATGACCCTTTACGACATAATCACTTAAAGAGTATACTCCAAAAGCCCAGTTTCTAGCTATTTGTTTTTGAAAAGTAGATAGATTAAGTCTATCTGTTTTTATTTCAGCACCTACTTGAAAATATTCCATTAGTTTCATCTATGTACTATTGTGATAATCACTAAGTAAACTGAAATTATTTTTAAATAAGTCTACAATCAAAGCTTTAGCACCATTAATACTATCTCCAAAACTATAATACCTACCAGAAAGCGAATTAATTATATCATTATAAACTGCCGTAAAAAAGCCAGTAGTAGCACATATAATATTTAAACCTAGATTTACGGTAGTTCCTAATGCTTTTAATCCTAGCATTAATTTAGTAAAATTAACTTTTCTAGGTTTTATATGACCTTTAAATCCTAGTATAGAGTAATCTCTTTCTTTGATATCCCATATAGCAGATTTAGTCTTAATGTCATATATATTCATCTCTACGAAACTTTTAGCGAACTTATATATATTAGATTCCTATCCTTTTTTACTTCTCCCTCTGTACTTACTTTTAACGTCTCGATTGCCTATAAATTGTAAGATAGCTTCGGTTTTAGGTTTGAGTTCACTTTTTATTCTAAAGTTTTCAGCCATTTTAAAATACTCTACTATAGAGCCAACAGTATTAGCTGTAATAGTAGAAGGATCATCCAGACTTTTAACATAATTCTGTGGAACAAAATATAATTTATCTGTGCCAGTATCTACTGTTTCATCGTTTAAACCAGTATCGTCATTTCTAGTAGATACTTTATCTTTCCAATATTCTTTAAAACCTTCAAAACCTCTAGCTCTAACATATCTCCACATAGAACCTGATATTTGTGGCAATCTATATGAACTTAAATTAGTAAGATTAGTAAGTTTGCTATTTGATTCTTTAAGAGTATTCACACATTCTTTGTATAATTCATGTAAATCTTCATTTGAAGATACTTTATTAAATGCTTCTGAATTATCGTATAGTTCTAATTTAGGCAAATAGTATTCTCCCTAGTCTTCAACTTCTGGTTTGTAGTTCTTATTAACAAATGGAGAATTCTAATCTACCTCTGAAAAGTAAATAGATGGCTGTTCTTTAAGTATATATTTTTCTTTCACTGGAATAACTGTTGTAAGATAAGATTTAGGATATATATTACCTTGACTATCTCTATTACAATGTGTCATTTCAAATTCTGCTAAAGTTCCATTAGCAATGGCATCAGCTCTAAGTTTATAAAATAATTTAGATGGTATTACTTTAGCTATATCATTGAATTTTAATCCAGTAGTTTTCTTTTTACCGTTTCTTTTTCTTATCTTATATAAATCTACATCTATTTTATCTAATTCAGCCTGAGCAACTCCTGGTATTAATTTTTCAATTTCGTGTGTCTTATCATCTCTAAATTGTTTAAGTATGGCTCTCTTTCTTTCTTGTAACTATTCATATAGCTTTTTATCCGATTCGTTATTTATTTCAGATCTTTCTACTTTAGAAAGATCATCGTAAAATTCCTAAGTATATTCATCTCTAGAATTATACTATAACCATCTTTGATACTGAGCTTCAGATAAATTTGCTTTTTTTTCAGCCTTGATTTTATCAAATAATGCTTTATTTGATTTTAAAACCATACCTTTAGACAACTTATCATTTAATGCAGCTAGTTCTACAGCTATTTCATATTCTTCACCTTGTTTTAATTTTCCATCTATACCATATATACTAGCTAACTATTTTTTTTCTAAATATAAATCCTTTAGTTTACTTTGATTTTCTTCTGATAACTTACTTGTGTCATAGAATCCATTAGCGTCTTTTACAGTATCTAGTAATTTGTGTATTTTGATTTGTACTAATTCTCTAGCATCAGCAGCTAAAGGTGATAGATTGTTAAATAGTTCATAGTATTCAGGAGTATATTTTCTTTCACAGTGTTCTGATAACCATTTGTTTTTTCTTTTATTGTACTCTGTACGTATAGTTGGATTTACAGAACGTAAATCATCTACATCTAACATGCCTAAATCACTTCTGAGCTACTTTAAGAATTGTTTATAGTCATTATTAAATCTACCATAGTTTCTTTTTCTAACTAGATATCCAGTAGGTAAACCATTTTCATCAAGCTCTACTAATTTTTTTTGATTAAAAGTACCAGCTTTTTTTAATAGTTCTGTTAGTTTATTATACTTTTCGTAAGTAGCTCTATTAACTTCAAATTCTGCATTTTGAGTTATATGAAATAAAGCTCTAATGGCTTCGTCATTAATTTTATCTCCAGCTCCTACCCAAGCAGTAATAGCTAATATGTCTTTACCTACTGTTTCTTGATGTTCCTATATATAATTTTCTATAGTTGGACTATTAACAGATATACCAATTCTTCTAATTTCTTCAGCAGACTACTTAGTAATCATATTATTAACATTGTTAGCTCCTACATTTAAGATAGTCTGCATTCTTTTTGCTTCCTTTAATAAATTTCTATATAGATTTTCTCCAACTATATATTTATATTCTTCTGTAGCAGATAAAGTATTAACACATTCATCTAGCATTGGACAATAAAAATTAAAGAAATCTTGTTTTAAATCCAACAGCTACTTTAGTGTCATTTTATCCTACACTCCATTTACCACATCTCTGATTTGTCTTATGGTAGATAATATATCATATTTAGTACTATATATAAAGTTAGTTATATTCTAAATTCTATCTACTGTCCTATTTTCTAATTCAGATATTTGTAATGTTAAAGCTGCTTTAAATTCATCTGTAACATTGGTGTCTTTTTTATTCAGAGTATATAATCTAGCTTTAAGACCATCGTGTATTTTTTGTATTACTCTTTCTAATTCTTTTTCAAGATTTTCTTTAGTAGCATAATCATATTTATCAAAATACTATCTGTATGCTTCTATATATTCTTGTACATCTTGTTGATACCTTTCATCTAGACTATTAGTTAAGTAATACTACAATGATTCATCTAGCTCTGATCCTTTTATTCTACTGTCAGAAGCGGAAAAAGAACCAGTGTTATCAACAGATTTAATTTTAGATGTATCTAATTCTGTTAATTCTTTAGTAGAATCATATTCTGGATCAGAAACAAACACTCTATCTCCATCAAATTCTGTAATAATAGGTTCACCGTTTTCATCTATAGCTGTAGATCCTTCAAACCACGTACTAAACGTTTCTGTAAAGGTTTTAGCTTTTCCTTTTATAGCAGCAGCTCTGTCTCCATTATAATACTACAGTAAGTCTGAAAATAGCTTAGATGGCTTACCATCTTTTGTCTAATCAATAGGATTACCATTGTTTTCATTCCAGATATGGTAGGCGCCAATTTCGCCTACCAATTCTTTTAATTCATTAAATTCTTTTAGGACATTCTTATCACTAAAATTTGGACATATAATCATAATTATTTACCTTTACAGTTTTTATAAGCTTCATCATTAAATTTCATATCTTGAACAGTATCAGTCCCAGTATTCATATCTGTAATTATATCTTGTACCTATTCATACTGAGTAATACCAGCATTTAATATAGAATCAAAGTATGGACTTTCTCCAAACACATCATCAGTTATTTCTGTAAAATTCAATACATCGTCACTTATTATAGTCTAAGTTCCATCTTCCATATCTACTTGCATATCTGATAACGTAACAGAATCATCTTGTCCTACCGTTATTGTAGAAATTTGTTCGTCTACTTCTCCATAAATAGTAGAAGACTAAGTATCTTCTGTATTATGTATTTCATTAGATGCTTCTAAATCTGAACCTACTGTTGTAACTTCTGGCTCTTCAAAGCTAACTATTTCTTGTTTTTCTACAGTATTAATTACTATAGCATCTGAAGATTCATACACTAAAGTGGTATGATTTTTATTTGTCATAGGTTCAAAAAATTTCTAGACTAATTGTTCTATTTGTCCATTGTTCCAAATAGCTTCTTTAGGTAAAGCGTTTTCTTCAAATGCAGATTGTTCCCCAGATTGTTTTTGATATTCATAGTAAACTTTTCTATCATCTTTAGTACCTAAAGCTGGTATAATTTTATATACAGATTGTTTTGTATTTTTTACTGGATCACCATTTTCATCAGTTTGATATACTGTTGCTACTTTCTGATACAATATATAACTATTGATGTCATTAGGATTAAGTTGAATCTTAATAAACGGTTGATTAGCTCTCCAACTACTAAATACTGCTGGTATTGGCTTAGATTCGGGTTTTATTTGAACTAGAGTACCATACTTATTATCATAATTACTTAACTGATATGGTTTAACTATTTTATCATTTCTATAAGCATTTCTAGCTATTTCTGTAAATAACTCTGTAAAGTTATTATTCTGCATGTTTTCAGAATTAAAACCAAAATAATCCATACCTACTAATTTATCATTATTAAGTATTTCTATAGCAGCTTTAATTGCATCTGAATAACCTTTTTGTTTCTTCCAAGCAGTAGTTATTACATCGAAGAATGAATCAGTACTTCTATTATCGAAACTAGTTAAGTAAGCATATACACCCAATCTATTAGCAAACTTTCTTATACCTTCATCTTCACAGTCTAGTAGATCTTGATATGCTGACAATAATCTGTTTTCATAAGTAGCAGTATTAGTTAAAGCGTTATCTGCTGTTACTATTCTATCATATTTCTAGTTAGTACCATCAGATGCATATTCTTGTAGATAGTTAAGTAACTCATTCTTAATATGACCATTGAACGCAATTGCTGGTAAATCATTACGTTTTCTTAAATCATTTTTAATCTAAGTTAACCTTTTAGCTATACTTTTAGGTCCTCTTAACATATTAAGGAATTTCTTATCGCTAATATTAAAGTCCTCAACTGCATTCACTACAGCTTTAGTTCTTAGTGAGGTAGTTAATATTTTTGATAATTCAGCTACAGTGTTTTTATCTGAAGAATTACCTAAAAAGAAGTCACATGCAGCATTAAATATTGTCTTATATCCTTTTGTAGCTTCTATGACCTGTCCGCTTAATAATATTCTAGGAGTATTTATACCAGCATCTAGTTTCTACTTAAGGAATGTAGAAGATAAGTAATAGTTTATAGGTTTTTCTATATTATCAGCACCATTAATATAGAACCTACTTTGATAATTATCTATATATCTATTTAATCTACGTTTGAAATTTAACTGTAATGGTAAAGTATTACCAAATTTCTTAGTATCAATCTATGATAATTGAACTAAATTTGATAAAACTTCTGTATCTGAAGATAAATCTTGATAAGCTCTAATAGATATGACTTGTTGATATAACCCATTGACTTCTTTTGGTTTTTTTAACGCTTCAGACGCTACTTTTTTATCAAACACATCATTATGATTTACTTCAACAGCATCGTACCCATCTATAGATTGGAGTGAATATTCACTAGCTAAACTATTATAATACTGTGCATATTTTGCTTTATTAGAGTCACTATCATCTAATGATACAATGGTTTCTCTTAAAGAAGTCATATATTCTTTGGCTATAGATTTAAGTTTATCTCTTTCAGTTATTCCTTTTTCTGCACCTATTATACCTTTACTTTCTAACATTTCTTTAGTAAACCTACGCAATGCAGGTTGCGCTAAGAAGTAGAAAGTATTCTCACCTTTACCACCTCTGATAAGCAAAGAGGTCATATTATAAGTAATGGAGTTTACGTTCAAAGCCATAATATATGGGTCTTTGGCAACGTCCACGTGAGCATTAATCAATGCTGACAGCCAGTCCATAATACGTTGATCATCTTCTCCATATACCTAATCTAATTGACCTAAATTATATCTATTAGCGTTAGAATAATTGATACATAAGTGAGTAAATTGAGTTAATGCATGATTAGTAGAGTTAAGTGCAAATGGAGCAATACCAGCTTTACCACCAGTATACTCTGTCTTTCTAGAAAGCTAGAAAGAAGGAGCTAATTCATACATAGGATTTACTTCTACAGTATTTTTTGGTTGAACTATTGGAAGAATCTGCTTTTGAAGAATCTTTGTTAATGTATCAATAGAAGCTCTAGTTTCAGCAATATTAGTAAAGTCAGTCAGTACTAATGAGTAATTATCTAGCAACTTATTAACGTAACCTTGTTCCGATTTTTCGTCAGAACTTACTCTTTTACCATCTTTATATGTATATGTAGCTAGATAAAGTTTATCAACGTCGAAGTCAGAACCAGTCATAGCTGTAAATTCTTCCGGAACTATGATTGTATCACCAATAGTAGTTGGCATAATATCAGCTACTTGGAATGAGAACATGGAAGACAAACCCTGTGTAGGAATACGATATCCTATACCATAAGGTTTAGATTCTACTTCTACACCGTCTACCATTCTACTACCTATTATACCATTATCAATTAACCATTTGCGTTTACTATAAAAACTTGCACTTTTAAGTTCTTCTGGTAATATATCTCTAAAGAAGTTTTCACTAAGTATAACTTGCATATGACCTTCTTTAGCTAAGAATTTTAATTTCTTTCCTTGATTAAAAGCTGAACCTAATTCTGCATCAGTTTTTACACTTCTACCAACAGCTTCATATGCAAATGAAGACATCTGAATAGCAGAACCACCAGGAGTATTTACATCTACTACTGCTTTATTGACAAAAGAAGTTATCTTAGTTTGAATCCAATCTCTAATACTTTGAGCTTCAATTGGTACTATAATATTTCCATTTTCATCAACTGTTAAATTGGCAATTATTTCAGCAGACATACCTGAATTTGTAGCCTATCTCTAAAGATAATTTACTATTTTGCGATTATCTACTTTGCCATTAGTAAAGAACTCTTTTCTTATTTTATTCTAACCTATTCTGGATAGTGAGTTAATAGCATCCATAATGTTCTTCTTAATTTCAGAACCTTTTACAGCTAATCCTTTATTTTCTCCATAAGTACGAGTATCTACTACGTTAGCAAAACCAATTTTAATAGCTTGTGTACCAAATGATCTTTCAAGGTGTTCGTGTGGATCAGTATTTAACTGCAATCTGATTTGAGTTAAATCCTAAGTATATGTTGCCAATCCTTTACCAGAAATGCCGTCTATATCACTATTAGATGTTAATTCAGATAAGTTTACTTTACCATCTTTATAGAATGATAACTTCTTTCTACCACCAACTTTAATAGCTGATTCAAACGCTACCATGTCTATATAACCTTTACTAGCATCATTCATACGATCGTATAAATATTTATTATCAGCTTTAGCAAAAGTCTTAAATAGTGGGAATAAAGCCATTTTATCAAATGTGTTTACATTCATACCAAGAGTCTAATCAAAGTGATCACCAAAGTAAACCATTTTAAGAGGTTGTGTGATAGCTTTAATTGCTTTTTGATACTTCTCAGTATCACTCAACCAGCTATCATCAGACTCCATAATATTATAAGCTTCTTCGATTTCAGGACTCCATTCTCCTAAAGACTTCATCAATCTCTTATAGAACTCTGGTCTGATGTAAACAGCAGCATCTGCTTGATTAATTTCTCCGTCAGCATATGGTTTAGCGCTATTTTTAGCTTGTTGTTCAATAAACTTAATAGCATCTGGATTCTTTTTACGTAATCTACCTAATGTACTTTCTATAGCATGATCGTCCTTAACAGCATTTAATGCTTGCTAATCAGTAACACCAAACTCTTTTTGGAACATATCCTTTATTAAGGATTTTCTAAACATACTATATAATGTATCATATACTGTAGATCCTATTTCATTATCTGATAACTATAATACTTGGAATTTAGAATCACTTCTATCTTCCTAATCCTTAGTATCTCCCCATTTAGTTCTCAAGTTTGTTCCAGTAGACAATACTGAAGATAGACGTTTAATTTTATCTACATCTCGACCAGTTATCATATAATAAGCAGAATAGCTTGATTTATCTCCATCTGGATCATGTTTATCTATCCAAGCTTCTAATGTTCTCTCATCTGATATAACAGGTACAAATGAATCATCATTAGGCTTATATATCATAAGTTCTTTTTGCCATTTATATAATGCAGGATCTCCAGTAAAACATTTCTCTATTTCTATAGTAGAAATAGCACTATTAATAGCATGTGAAGCTATAATAGAGTATATCACATCTGTTCCTTTATCTCTACTATCAGTTTTAGAACTTATTTTTTCAAATTCTTCTACAAAGTTTATAGGTATATATTTATTACTTAAGTCTTCACCTATCACACCTAGTTCTATAGCTTTTGATATTTCATTATTTACATAATCTACTAACAAATCATTGATAGCTTCTTTGATTACTGTATCGTTATCTAATGCCTATTTAATCACACTCAGAATATCTTGTATAGACTGTGAATCATTAGAATATTCAGCTTTAGCTAAAATTTCATTCAGATTATAAGTATCACCATTAATAGTTATCTTATTAAAATATCTAAATCTTCCACCATTACCATCAGAGAACTTCCCCTTTTTACTACCATGGTAATTACCAACTGATAGATTGGGATTGTCTATAACACTTTGTTTAGTAGCAAAATACTTCTATATAGCATTATATTCATCTCTTAAATATCCTTTGAATATATTTAAAGTTCTATCTGAGAATCTTCTCTTTTGATCCTAAAATATAACTCTAGTTATATCTCCGTTTTCATTGTATTCGTAATCAGTGATAGCTGTAGATGGTAAGAAATCCTTGACCATTTGAATACCACTTATAGTGTGCCATGTCTTTTTATCAGACATAGTAGGACAAAATAAGTGATTATTAAATCCAAATGTCATTTTAGATAAGTAATCCTCTATAGGAGATATACCAAAGTAATCACGATTAGTGTTTTGCAGATTCTCTTCTAAATTTAGATAAGTATTTAATTTAATTAAATCAGCATTACTGTTTATAGATTGTAATAACAAAGAATTTGCAGAGTAAGGATTTTTGCCTAATAATTCTCTTTTACCGTTCAAATTATATTTCAACCATCTTATTTGGTCTGACATATAGTTATTCTCTGTAATAGGATATACTAGATTACCATCTGCTCCAGTAACACTAAATTCTTCTGGAGATGGGTGTGTTCTACCCCAAGCTATAGCCATTAGATTTATCTAAGCATCTGGTTTTCTACTAGTAAATATTCTATCAAATGTTCTAGCAGTTTCTCCACTTCTGGATTTTATACTACTTGTACCTCTAATTGCAGCTATGTTAATATTATTTAATATACTTTTAGTTAAAGAAGTACTAGCATTTGCAGATCTCCAGAAATTCTCAAATGATTGCATATTGGGCTAACCAGTTCCATTAGTAAGTAAATAGTCTAATGCTAAATCATCCATATTAATAGATAGATTATTACACATATCTATAAAGCTAGATCTAACTTTAATATAATCATCCAAAGTTTTATCTTTCTTTTTTAATACATTATCTATTAATATTTTATGTTTCCACACAGCGGAGTGGAACTTATCTTGATTTATAGTTCTAGTACCATCTTCATTAACATCAATTAAATCTGACAAGAAGAACTATTGTGACCATTTCTTTGGTAACCTGCTTATCTTTCTATATACATCAGAATTCTGAATTCTCCATTTTAATTTATTAGAATACTCTTGTGTAGCATATTCTATTTGTTCATCAGATCCTCTCTGTGCAAAAGGTATCTACTTTCTTCTACAATTATTGCAGTTAAACTATTTTTTGCACTTTTAACTGTATTTAATATTTGAGTCTAAGTGACTTCATCAATAGGATCATCTTTTGAAGTTAACTTATTATATACAGTCATAAAGAACGGATCTACCTTACCAAGATTATAGCACTTATCTACTAGGTCTAAATAACTTTCAACATTCCACAGATTCTCTAATATCTTATTCCACACAACGTTAAAATCTTCAGATCTAGTAGTCATCAACAAGTCATCTTCCTCTTCTACTAAGTATTTATTACCTGTTTCTGGATCAAATTCGTATTTAGTTTTAGGAATAGAATAAAAGAATAGTTTCGCTTTGAAAGCTACATTGGCTTTTTTACTTATTGTATAACTTTCTTTATCCCAAGTATTATCAGGATTATCCCCAAGTTCTCTTTCTTCTCTTTCTTGTTCTTCTGATTCTTCAGTATTCTTTTTAATAATACTAAAGTTTCTTAAGTAATCATCTATTTGTTTCTTAAATACTTCTTTATTATTGATTACATCTTTGATAAGTTGTTCTTGAGATTCATCATACATTCCTAACTCTAAGTTAGTAGTTAGAATATCATCGAATATATCATTAATCTTCTTAGGTAAACTTTGTAAATCTTCAATGCTACTAATATTAAATGTATCCATTACTGTAGCATTTAAAGAATCTACTACTGCGTAGAAAGTAGTAGCATCTGCTATAGAAGCTATTTTCTTTAATTCTTTATCCTCTACTCCTGGAACGTAATAGTACAACGTACCGCCAAATCTTTTTTCAAAATCTTCTAGTACAGACTTAGATGGTTTATATTTTGAAAACTCTCCTTTACGTATTTTATTAAATAAAGTTCTTACTAAATCTCCATTCCTAGTAATACCTAATACTTTAAGTATTGCATTAAATAATTTCTTAATTCTATATGCTATAGATGGTTTAGTTTCATTTAGCATATATTGTCTGAATTCTTCAGCAAGAGCCTCTTCTACTTCTTGTTTAGAAGCATCCTTTAAATATGGATATTGTTTTACGTAATCTTGATATACTTGTTCTCTAAGCTTATCATTTATTAATAACTAACTTACATAATGGAAACCTTCATGGAATTCTACTCCTTGCCCAGATTGTTCTGATAAGAATATTCTAGCTGCTGTATCACTACTAAGTCTATCCATACATACTTTTAAAGCACCATATACTTGTGGAGCATTAGCCATTCTAAATACTGCTTCTGAAGTAACAATATCTGATTTGTCAATACCTAGTTTGTCTTGCAGCCACTACCTAGCTTCATCCACATTTAATTTACCTTCGCCTTTTACTTGTGAAGTTAAACCCCTTTTAGCTAATTTCTGAGCAGCTTGCAGTTTACCGTTTCTACGAATTATTTGCCATTTACCAGTTTTATATTTGTATTGAGGAGAATTAGCTTTCATCCAATCTTTAATCTATTCTTCAGACCAATTCTCATCAGTAGAAACATATTCTATACCTGTAGTAGAAATAGGTTTATTATCTAATTTTACTTGTTTATTGTTAGTTTCCTCTACCTTTTTCTATGCTGATTTCTATACTGGCTATTGTTTGCTTGCACTAGCTAATTCTGTTTCAGTAACTTGTGGTACAGCTACTCCGTCTGTATATATGAAAGGAGCTCTGTATATAGTATCACCTAAATCTGTTTCAATTTTACCAGTGTTAATTAACCAAGTAAGTAAAGACACTGGTCCTTTATCAGTACCTATTCCTAAGTCTTCTCTAGTAAAAGCTAATTGCTCTAAACCTGCTATCTTAAATTGTTTAGCATTCGGATACTGTTTAAAATAAGAAGTAGCTAGTCTAACAATACTATCTGGTATAGGTTCTAATAAAGCATACTTATCTGTATTCCAATGCAGATCTTTAGCTATTTTTCTTATAGCTAATTTATGCTGAGATTCTGAAGCTCTGCTAGGATCAAATTCTACTTTTATGTGTCTACCATTAGAATTTCTTACAGCAAATTGTATATGCGTATTACCTTCTTCAGGATGATAATACAACATTTTATCCATTAGAAATGGATATTTTTCTCCAACTTCATCACCAATAATGGTTTTGGAACCATTATTAACAATAATATCAAGCACATCTTGCTCAGCTCCACCAAGTTTTACTTTACCAATTAATAACTTATATGCTAATTCAGCTAAAGAATTAACCTTACCGTCTTTTCCCAATTCAACTTCATCTCCATAAATATCATAATCTAATTTATGTATAGACAATTGAATAGGAGCTATAGAACCATTAGGTGTTTGTTCTGCTTTTGGGAATATATATAATGCTCCAGATTTACCAACACCATTACCAGCTAATTCGTCATTGGACCCTAATTTGCGAATTACAAAAGTTTCAGTAACAAAGTCTTTTACAGAACCAGTACCATAACCAATTTGCAATTCCTTTACTTGTTGGTCTAACTTTCTTACGTTATTTTGTTCTAATCCAAAGTCATTAACTTCTGTAAGTTTACGTCTTACAGGAGCTCCTTCTGGAGATTTTTGGTTATTAAATTCTCCATTACTTATTCTTAATTTAGCTGGTTTAACAGACTTTATAATAGTAGTAGGTATAGTTTTATTACTACCAAGGTAAGAATTTACTATCTGTTGCCTAATTTCTATTAACTTTTCTTTCTGCTTTTGTAACTATTGAACTTGTTCAGAATTATAATTACCAGATGCTATTTCTTTATCTACATAATCTGGAGTTCTTAGAGAAGCTATCATTACTCCATCAGTATCTTCTAATACTAAGTGAATAGCTTGCATATATGGAGAAGTGTCTCCGTATCTATGGTTAGTTACTATATAATAAGCATTTACAGAATTTATCCAACCGTTCTTTAAAAGTCTTTTAGATAATTCTTTTCCTGGTAATACAGGTATTACTTCTCCTTTACTATTAGTAAAAGTAATAGGTTTACCATTCACAGTAATATTCATTGGAGATGTAGCATCTGGTTGGAAGAAAAACGTGTTAGAAACATGTTTTACTTTCTATACCTTTCTATTACTCAATGCATCAGAGTTATTAGTAACAGTTTCAGGTTTCATATTAGCGTAGCCAGTTTCTCCATATACTTCAGTAGAAGTATCTTCTAGCATTTGAGCTTCTGCTGCCAATACTTCATCAGATATAAAAGTAGTTCCATCATTTACATATATACCTCCATCAACTATAGTTATAGTAGGAGCATCCTGAGCAGGCTTGCTGTCTTCTACTTGAGTTGGAGTTGGTGGTACTGGATTACTTTTATCTTTTGTATTAGTGTTCTGTTCTTCATTTGCTTCTTGAGCATCTGTAGCTACAGCAATTTCTGGTACTTCTTCAGATGTTTGTTCACTAACACCAGATACTTCATCAGGATTCTATAAAGTTCTGTTACGTATATCTTCCTATTCTAGCTCTTGTGGAGAAGGTGTGCTATCTTCTACGTGACTAACATCGTCTACAGTTACATCAACTTTTTCTTCTCTGGCTATAATATCCTGTACTTCTCTTTCAGGCTATTGTATCTATTCTTCTATAACTCTTTCTACTAGAACATCTTCGCTACTAGGTTCTATTTCTAACTGCCTGCCCTTTTGATTTAGTAAAGCTTGTTCTTCTTCTCTAAGAATATCATCTACATCTGTAGACATGGATTCAGGTACTACAGGTTCTACTGTTTCTGTTTTAGTTTCTTGTACTACAGGCTATTGTTGTATTCCTTCTTGTATTGGAGTTTCTGGTTTAACCTCTGTTTTTTCTTGTTGTTTTTTAGTAGTGTCTTCAGTAGCAGCTGCTGGATTTTCTATTATTTCTTCTTGTGGTAATACTTCACCAGCTTCCTCTTTTTCTTTTCTAGCAACTTTTTCCTATCTAACTGATTTACTTAGATGTTCAGCAAATAACGAATTGGCTACAATTCTAGACGCACGTTCCTGATCAGCTAATTCTAGTAAATCATTATACTTCATCTGAGCTTGTTGATTATACTTAGATATAATAGATTTTCTACTAGGTTGAGGTTTACCTTCTCTTAGTGCTTTATCTGTATATTCTTGTATAATATTATCCTATTGCTCTTCAGATAAATCTTTGAACAAATATCCTTTGATATCCTAATATGATTCTGCTTTAAGTTTACCAGTAATATAAGCTGTGGCTTGATCTCTCAATCTATCTCTTACAGCTTTATTCATTACAAACGCTGTTACATAATTCTTTATCTATTCAGCATTTACTGGATCTTGAGCCTAATCTAAATTTTGTATACCGTATGTACTTACTATTTGTCGAACGTTTCTTTCTATTCTTTCTTTTTCTCTTTTAATGTAGTTTCTCATATTATTTATATTTCTGAGATCTACATCTAAACCAGTATCCTCTGATAACTGTTGTAAAGTTTTAGTTCTATTAGTAAGAGCTTTATACAAATCTGTTATAGCTTGATTCTATAATTTTAGATAAGTAATATCATATACAGCATTTGAATATTCATCAAAAGTAGGTAAAGTAGATAAAAAATCTTGTTCTATTTCGTCTGCATATTCTGGAGTAGCGTTCATTTTGTATTGATAATCTTCATCAGACTATCTTTTACTTTCAACAAATGCATCATAAGATTCTCTAGCTTTTTGTAGGAATACATCATCTTTATTAGTTTTACCTTGCTCTATTATCTTTTCTAACTCTTTGGCTACATCGTTAGTTGATTGCTCTGCCTCATTCAATCTATCTTTAATATGTAGATAGTTCTTAACTATTTTTCTATGCTCAGAGCTGCCTCTCTTAATACCTAAATCTTTTAAATTTTCATCAATAGATTTATTACGATATTCAGCCCACAGATTAGTAGCTAGATTTTTGTCTTCATCTATCATTTCATCTGTTACTCCAGGCTGTTTCAATTTTTTAGCAGACTCTAAATAATCTGTAACATAATTAATATCTTTACCAGCTTGTAAAGCATCGAGGAAGACATCCATTTTGTTATCCTGTTCAGCATTACTATATCCTTTAGCAATAAGTTTTTGTACTTCTTTATCTGAAGCATACTGTCTTACTGCATTTTTCAATTGTACTGCATTACCAGCAAATGGCATTACTAAACCTATGAATCCACCAATATCCATCGCCTTCTTTAATTCATCATCTGTATTTAGATAATTATCATTTGATAAACCAAAGTAAGCAAGATTGGCTTCATACCCAAGAAGACCAGCGTTGTATGCAGCAGATATAGGATTTATTCCTTTGTCTTTTAAATAGTCGTATTCTCCTCTTTGATATCTACTACCAACTACAGATTGAACACCTTCTTCACTACGTTCAGATACAAAATTAATAGCATTAGCTTTAGCGAATTTACCAATGTTTTCTAATAAATGTTTCCTAGTAATATTTTGTCCAGGTCTAGATGCTTTGTTCAGAATATTTTCCACCCCTCTGTCAATAGCTTTACCCAAACCAATCTGGTCTACTATACTTGGTATTTCATCTAAAGGTCTTTCTATACCTCTAGCTTTTGCTAATGCTTTACTAACCTAATTCCATAATATTTTACCTCCATAGGAAAACGGCATACTTTGTAAATAATCTGAATAACTTAAAGCGTCATTCACATCTCTAACCATTTGTAAGCCATCAAAAGCATCGTTTCTGATTTCAAAATCTTTTTGATCTGTAGTTAGACCTTGAGCTAAACCAGCTTGTAGTTTTTCATTTTTGTCCATCTAATCTACAGGATAACCTAACTCACCTAATCTAGGTTCCCAAGATTCTAATACTCTATTTACATCTGTCTTATTATCGTTAGCACTTTGCAATACTCTTTGCTGATAGTTGTCAAACACTTCACTAGCTGTTTCAGATTGCCTGTAATATTTAGCTAACCAAAGATTAAAAGCTGATTCTCCTAAAGCAATTGCTGTAGCTGCTTGACCAATACCTGGAACAGCAGTTATAGCACCTCTAACAGCTAGACTTCTAGCTGCTTTATTAGCCAATATTGAAGTTCCTGTTTGTAAGAACATCATTTCTATTTCAGACAAAGAACTACCAATATGACCTAGATTATAAAACCAAGATTTAGGATCAGTAATAGATAACTCAGATTCATTTACTCTCTACTCAAATTCTTTAGTAAGAGCAGTAGGATCGTACAACCAATTACCTTTCTTTAAAGTATTCTATCTTTTTACTATCTTAGCTGTTTTATCTTCGTATTCATCATTAGCATCAGATAACACTTTCTAAATAGCGTCTAATCTTTCTTTATCAGACATTTGTTGCTATTTATTGTTCCATAAGAAATCTTGTTCTTCCTAGTTTAATGCGTTATCTTCTAACGCTGTAGCTATATTATCTAGAGGATTTACATTGAATATATTATTATTTTTAAAGTCATTTAGCAAAGCTTTAAAGTTTATAGCTATACTACCATTTACATTCGTAGGATCTGTATCGTAGAATAAATCTCTTAAGTACGGATTAGATTTAGCATACTCTTTTATGTTAGGTTCTAACTAATTTACAGTTTGTACTGCTATTTTCTATTCATCTGTAAGTATATTATTAGAGATATTATCTACAATAGACTTAGCTTCTAAATAGTTTTGAGCTTCCTATATCTGTGGTATCCATTTAGATTCTGTTTCCATTAAATTGTCTTGTAATTTAGACAATCCAACACTAAGTCTTTCTTTTTGTATATACTGATATAATGGATTAGCATTATCTAACACATTAGTTATTAACTTTCCAGTATTCCATACGATATCTTCAGCTAAAGATCTTTCATTATCTTTAGCCTCTTCTACTACTGGCACTTCTTGTTCTGTAGTAAATTCATTTATTCCATATGACTATGGTAGTTGCGATATATCAAACCCTTCGCTGTACGGAGTCATAGCTTCCCTCACTAGCTATTGTCCTAGTGAGGGGGAATTCAAATTAAATTTATTTTTCTTAGCCATTTTTTATGCGATTTTATTTTTCTTCTTCTCCGGCAGAATAACCAATGCCGTAAGCTTCCTGTTGTGTACTTGGATATAATTCAGATCTAAATGCATCTGTCATAGATAGCTTCCATGCTTGTTGATCTAAGTATTCAGTATTTAATTTATCTTGTGGATCTGGAAGTTTATTTAGTAATTCTATCTACCAATATACATCTTCTGTAGGAACGTTGTAAGATACCTTTCCTTCATAGTTATATTTACTGCTATACTCTCCTTCTTCTAAGTATCTTTGAAATGGTAGTTTACGTTTATCTCCTTCTTTTATTTCTGTAGATAGAGACACCTTACCAGAGCGATCGTATATTCTTTTAGCTCCAGATATAACCATATCTGCGTCTGTTATACCTAACGCATCTAATTGACTTTGGGGTATAGCTACTGTAATTACCTAACTAGAATTAGGCTGTACTTGTCCATTTTTATTTACAGGTAAAGTAAGAATATTACCTCCCTATTGAAGAATAACGTTCGTTAGTTTACCATTTTTAAGAGCATCTCTAAACTTATTCTTTCCAGATTCTACGTGTTTATAACCAGCTATTTCAGATATAACATCTGTAGCTAAATCTAATTGTCTAGGATTAGCTATTACTCTATATTTACCTAATGGAGTAGTAACCGTTTCAGATGTAACACCTGGTATAGTAGTTTGTAACAAATCATTTACAGAAGCGATAGGAGATGGAGCTGCAAATCTATTCAAAATATCATTAGTAGCGTTTGATAAATCTATATTAGTTAATTTACCATCTGTAGCATATTCTTTAAATATTTCATTAAACAGTTTATTTGGTGTGTAACTATTAGATTCATTATATATTTTTCGTAATTGTTCCTTAAATATATTTGCAGATAGAGTATCATTTGATTCGACAGCTTTATTATATTGATCAGTTAAAGAATTTATCTGATCTCTATATTTATTAGCTATGTAAGCTTGAGTTCCTAATTTAAATGCATCTCCACCAGTAGTTGCAATAGATTCTGTCAATCTAAAGGGTTTTTGAGCAGTTTGTTGTCCTGTTCTAGCTCTCTTCAATCTATCTTCTTCGTATATCTTAGATAAAGGATTAAGTTCTCTATCTTCATATGCAAATTCTCTACCAGCTCTATATATACGATTAGCAAATAAAGCGTTTGCTTGTTCTGGAGTATATCCTTGCTGTATTAATACTTGTATATGTTTCTGTGCTTCGGGAGTATTATATATAGCAGAAATATTATTAGCTATTTCTTTATCTGTTCTTTCAGATGAAACTCCTCTCCAATCATAAGCGCCTTCTTGTCTAATAAATCCAGGTTTCAAATTATCAACATAAGGTTTTACTAAATCTACTTCTGATTTATAAGCTAATGGAGCAACATCATTAAATACTCCTCTATCTAAAGTATTATAATTAGTAAAATCAACTTCATGCCATAAAGGATTATACTTACCAGATAGCATAAGTTGTTGATTTACTTTCTATCTCTAAAGCAATCCTTCTCTACTCTGTTGTAACTAACTTAGCTCATTATAAGGTCTAGTATTAATAAACGACTGTATTAAGGATCTGCCTTCTGCCGTTTTAATCAAATCTGGATTAGCTGCTAATTTGTTTACTATATCTTGCCCAGCTCCAACTGTTAAATCGTACCATCTCTTAGTATCTACAGCTGATGGTGATCTAAACTCTGACCACTTAGTAAACTGATTACCTAAATCCTAATAAGCTTTATCTACTCTTTCATTATTTGCTTTACCTATAGCATATAACTATTCAAAGGGTATTGGTGTATACTAACTAATATACTCACTTTCTATTGGTTTATCAAATCTATTCGTTGCCATTATCTTTTCAAATTATTATATAATTTAGTTAATTGATCTGATGTCATACCGTATTCCAAATAAGGTAACATAGCTTCTAGTACAGCAGAGTCTCTTTTAGTTAAACGTTTATCTTTACTTATCTACTATATTCTTGTAGATAAATCACCAAATCCTTTTCTACGAATATTTCTAGTAGCTGCATCATTTTGAGCTTGTTCTACAGAAGCTAAGTGTCTAGCATTAGCATACTGTTGTCCCCATTGGTTAGCTATTTGAGCATTATTAAATGCCATTTGATTTTCAGCATTGTTCTTAGTAGCATAAGCATTAGCGATAGCTTTGTTCCTATTAACTGCTGACTGTAAACCAAATGCCATATTAGCTCCAGTGTTAGGATTAATATTAGTCATATTATACCTAGCAATTCTATCACTTAATGTAGCTTCTCTAAGTATAGGATCTATATTATAATCAGTAGGACCATATACTGGATCATAAGTATATGTTTCTACTCTTTCAGGACTACCTGAGAATATGTTACCAATAGGTCCAGCTAATGCAGCTATGTTATCTATTAGATCTAACCAGTTATTATCACTTGGAGTTTTCGGTTTTTTACTATTTGTACCATATGTATTACCTACTGGAAGCTGCCCAGGATTACCAGTATAGTTAAAGTATTTACTACTTCTAGCATTAGCAGTATCTACATTACCAATAGGAGCATTAATATTATAAGGGATACCTAATCTACTTGCTACTTCAGATGATGGTATAGGTCTAGGTCCACTACTCCGATTAGATCTACTATCTACATATGCTTGACCAATCTTATGCCAGTCACCATACTTTCTATCTGTCATTAAAGATCTAGCTTGTTCTACTGTAGGTATAACTCCTTTATTCTTACCTAAGTAAGTAGACATGTCTCCGTATTTACCACCATAGATATCTTTTACATCTTGATCTGTAATACTATTAACCCAGTTTAAGTAATCTTGTGTATAATTATTTTTATCTGGATCCCAGTATTTAAAGTCAGTCATATTTTGATTATATCCATATGGTTTAATACCTCTAGTACCATCTGCATAAGCAGTTGCATTCTTCTTTATTTTTTTACTTTTCAAAGCTTCTTGCTAATCTAATAATGCCTGATAAGCTATCTAATTATTTCTATCATTTAGCATCTAACTATTTTCGGCATATATATTATTAGCTTTCTTGTTGCTTTTCTTCATTAATTTCTTTCCCATTTCTGCAAATGTTTTATTTGTTCCTGGAACTTTAATCTTATCACTTAATACTTGAGTTCCAACAGGTACATTTAATAAATTAGAATCTGTAGGTTTACCTTCTTCTGGTATAGAACCTATAGTTCCATCTGGTGTTCTCAGCATTTCACCATCATCTAAGTAAGCCATAGTAGATGGTACTACACCACCTTTAGATAAACTTAATTCATTGTATCCATTTTCCTAATAGTAATCAGCTGCTACTTGCTCAGACATTTGTCTAGCTTGAATACCATTTTTAATTCTACCAGCTTTATTACGTATATAACTTTTACTATGACCAAATAGACCAGCTATTCCTGATGGTAATTCATACTCACCAGTCTGTTCATTAACAGATCCACCAGAACCTATACTTGAAGTAATACCACCAATAGCTCCGCCTATTACTGCTCCCCAAGGTCCACCAATAGAAGCGCCCATTGCAGCTCCAGATCCTATGCCACCTATTACACCAGCTGCTGTAGGTTTCTATCCACTAGTAGCGTTACCTATTATACTACCTATAGCTCCAACTCCTTGTGTAACTACATTTGCTTTATCTACTCCACTCATGTTTCCCCAATTTGAAATAGCGTCAGCGCCGAAAGCATATCGAGGAACTCTTTTTAATTTCTTATTTTTCATATTATAACATTGAATATCTATAAGTTGTTTTAATATATGGAAGCTTAAATTCTTTATTATCGTTGCAATCAAAAGTATAATTGCAAATCAAATATTTTCCTCTCATTCTTCCAGCGTAAGACATATTAGTCTATTGTTGTAAATCTGGTTTATCTTGTTTTTCTCTACTTATTGCAAATCTGTAATTATCCTCTCTAACTTCTATCTGATTATAATCTATTGGTTCAGTAACTTGTGTCTTAGTTTCAAAATGTATATCAGTTATCAAAGTAGGTTTTTCTTCATCTCCAACATCTTCAAATTCAGCTGAAAACCATTGATTATCAAATACCTTTGTGTATGCAATATCTTTATTCACTACAAATCTTATATAAGATATACGCTCTTCTTTTTCTTTGCTATCGTCTACATAATACATATTATGCAAGTAATAACAATTATTATCTTTGATAGTAATTAATCTAGTAGAGAATGGGAAGAACCAGTTTGGATTATGAGTATAGAAAGATGTAAATACATTTAACTATTCATTAAATATTAAACATCTATCATATATTCTAAACCACACTTCATTATATTTTTTATCATAGAATGATACTGGATTTTTTCTAGCTGAGTCTGGTAATCTATTTAAATATGTCTATACTTGTTTTACTTTAGATAATTCATTAAATCCATTACCCAATGAACATATTACATTTTTATCAAAATCGTGCCAGTATAAAGTTGTTTCTGAATTAGTAATACTTTTATCATTTATGATACTACTACCATTTTGTGTAACTAAATAATCATATCTAGTTAATACTCCTCCAGTACCTAATACTAGTTCTCCAGCATTATTGTCATTAATTAATGATCTATCATTGACAGAAGCTATACCCACAGAACTATCCTAAAAGAAATACAATCTGTTTTTAAATACTTTTAAATTAGTAACAGGTCCATATGTACTATCTGTATCTAAATAATTAGCAAATTTAAATTTAGTCCAACTATCTGTCTATTCGTTAATAGACTTTACTTCAGAACACGTAATACGATTCATACTCTTTACGTTATCTTCAGCGTATATAGAACTTTGAATATAACCTTTAGCGGTATTAGTACTAGAATATGCTGAATTATATGTATACATAGGTTTTCCTTGAGTATAGTTTGTATTTAGTGCACCAGGTTCTGTTAAAAAATATATATTAGCCTCTCCAGTTTGAGCATTGCCAGTAGATACTGTTGTATCTTGAGAAAAATGTTCATCGTTTCTATAATGTAGATTTACACTAGATTCTAAAGGTATATAAGCTGCAACAAATCTCTTGAAACCGTTTCTATCATCTGGATCATTTCTAGTAAATAACAAAGTGTGCACATAATCTAATACACCCAAATATGTATCACCACCAAAACACATTGCTGTATCATATCCTTCCCAAGATGTTTTAACATAAGTGCTAGTACTATAATAAGTAGAATAACTTCTACTTATGAATGTGTTACCACCATACTGAGTAGCACTTTTTTTTATGTTAACGAAAAGTACAGAATTGTATCTAAACTTTCTCAGCATTGGCGTTGTACGTATACCAGTAAAACCTCCGGAGTATACATCTGGAGCACTAACAGCTAAACATACTCCATGTGGTCCAAGAGCTTCATTAGAACCAATACTATAATTGATAAACCCAAATCTATCTATATAGTTTACTATCTATTTAGCATCAAAAGCTTCTTGATAAGGAGAAATATTAGTTGGTTTAGTAACATCTTTTATAGGAAAAGATTGACGCAAATTAGAATTGTCTTTATGAGCATAGTTCTTACCAAACATCTAATAATATTTACACACCCCTCCACTAAGTCTGCCGTCATTCTACTCAAACCCGTCAAATACTCCAGATTCTAATTTAATAGCTGGTAGATCTCCATCATAATCCGATCCTTCTACTACACCACCAAATGAATTTTCAGTCTAATTGTTATCATTTCTACCTAACACTTTTGTGAAAGGTATTCCTAGTCTGTGATGTTTATATCTATTATCATTACAATATGTAGCGGAATGAGCACAATATAATGGAACTATATTCATATTACTAGTAACAATAGAATCTGAATTTTCTTTATTAAAACATATATCAGCTGTTACTAAATCAAATATACCGTTAACGTCCATTGGGTTTATAGCTTGAGTATCTTGCTATACCATTTTGTTATCATATATATGATATATTCCTTGTGCAAACGGTGATACGGTAGTGTCTGTAAATGTTGGCATAATAGTAGGTCTTCTATCTATGCTACCAATAGAATATTCAGCTCTATAATCTTCAGTATTATTCTACCACCCATTGAATCTAACAGTTTTGTTTAGTAATCCCTAAGTAACCACAGTTCTATCCGCTAACGTTCTGTCGCATCTTACTATTTCATAAGCTACTACATCTACAGGAAGATTCTATACATAAAATACTATACCTAACGGATGAGATATTAATTCATAATTACCAGTTCCATCAACTGTATCAGCAAAAGTAAATGGTTCATATCCTTCAATATCACCAGACGGAAATCTAATATCTCCGATCCAATGTACAGGAGATGGTATATTTTTCTAATTGTAGAATACGATACCAAATCTATATACTTCGTCTCTCTAATACCCTAAAAAATTAGATACGTAAAATGGATCGCTATAATTTCTTATTCTAGAAATATTATCATTATTATAGATATATACAGTTTGACCATTCTCTGGACATTTTAACTTAATAGTAGCGTCTACTCTTTTAGATGCAGATAATTCCATATTATAAGCTAATAATTTATTACCTTCTTCATCTACAGATGGAGCATTGTCAGATTCTATTAAGTCTGTAGTAACAAATCTATAACTTATATTTACTCCTTTGCCACCTCTAATGGTTCTACTATCATCATAGCCGTAAGCATATTCTTCAGTTTCATTATTTGGATATACTATTTGACTATTCATAGGATTAATACAGTCGTGTTCTTCTGGTATAATAAAGTCGTTACCTTGACCCAATAACTAATCAAAAGTTAAAGTTAAAGAATTTTCAGTTATACTAGAATTTAGCTATATTGTTCCATTTTTATTGCACCTATATGCCCTAGCATCGTAAGCTACATCCCATGTTATTTCTTGTAAGTTTGAAGCAAATAACCTATTATTCATTTTAGCTATACTCTTAGCATTAAATTCAAACGGAATTATATTGTTAAACTCTTCAATGGATAACTCATTAATATAATTCTTACCTATATCATTATATGTAAAAGTAATGGTAGGATTGTCAGATTTGGGCAAATCTAATTCATTTATAATGTATATTTTTGGTACTTGATTTTTATTAGTGTACTGTATTCCAATTATTCTAATTCTTTCAAATCTACCGTCATTAAATAATGTAGCTGACAATAGACACCCTTTGTCTGTACTTTCGTCTTTATTGTTTCCATTAAAGTTTTTAGATGAATTAGTGTTACTAGAAGATACAGGTATCATAGAACTTAGTGATGAAGTTGTAGTTTCACCGCCATGCACATTGAATAGCTAATAACAATACTGTACCATACCTGCTGGCAAATTACCAGAAGTCCATTCAATAAACTTAAATGGAGCAATAGTAGAACTTGGTAACAGATCAAAGTATGTACTATCTGTTATAGGACTAGTCTTACTAGTATTATATTTTTTCTATATGTTAATACATTTAATAGAAGTATTGCCATCAGATATATATACTTTACTAACATTATTAGATTCAAAGTTAGTGACAATAGATACATTATCTGTTACGTTTAACTAAGCCGATACGATCAGTGTCCAAGTTGGGCTAATGCTATTAAAGTCAGTTACTATCCAAAGATTATTAATTCTATTCTGTTCATACAATTCTTTAGTAAATACTATTCCACATTCTTCTACTTTTTCTTTATCTGTATTATACCATCTACTAACAGCTGTACCTAGTATATTTTCAGAGATTTCTAAACCTCCTAAATATTGTCTAATATCTTCTATATTCTATAGAATTCCAGTAGTTCCGGCATTATCTGTTAACAATCTAACATTCTATGCCCATCTATACTACTTGTCAGATAGCATAGTAATATCAGAATCTAGATTCATTCCTTCGAGAAATGTATTTACTTGGCTATTTATCTCCATAATCTATTATAATTCTAATTATAAATTTCTTGTCTATCACCAGTAGTACTAAAGAAAGTACGTTCTTCATCTATCTCTGGAACTAATGTATTCCATGTGTACTTGATATTACTCAAATCGTCCTAGTTCGGCATTAATGATTCTGCATATGCTTGTTTTCTATAGAAATTATATGATGTCTTTGCGTCAATATAAATCTATCTATGTACATCTCCTCTTATATATTTAATGTAAAGTATTTTCTATGCACAGTACCAGAAACAAGCTTCAAAGTAAGACTATACATCAGGTATCATAGGCATGCCATCCTCGTCAGTGTAGATAGCATGATATGAAATTTTTGCATATCCTTCTGGAACATTTGTAATGAGATATCCTGGTTTGACGTCATATTGTGGCGTATAACTGAAATTAGTACCATTAAAACTAGTGTGCTGTAATCTACCATTTTTGCTACAAACTGTATAATTATTAATTAATGCGCTAAGCGTCTATCTAGTATTGGTATCTTTATTAAGTATTTCTAATGCGTCTTTATCTTTAGTAATATTGTGAAGGTTCTTTACTAACGGTATTAATACATCATCGTGTATAATCATATTACAACAATCACAGTTATCTTTCTTATCATATACACTGAATGTACCTGTACTCTTTTTCATAGGTATCCAACCACCACAATCACATGTAGAGTAAGCTACACTATTCAATCTTTCTAAGTCACATGGTAACTTAGCCTAATAACCATTGATAGGTATTACTTCTACTTTATGATCTAGTTGATTAACAGAACCTATATTCATTAAAGCTTCTCCAATCCATTGACGTATATCTGTAATAGGTATTTCGGTTTCATTTAAACCTAAATCCGCGATTACTTTAGCAATCACGGCTTTACTACTTGTCATTTTATATATCATGGCTGCTATTCGTAATCGTGAATATTCTATTTAATTATTTGTGCTAAATGCCTTTTATTTGCTCTAGTAAGTACAATCTAATACTTACTTTTGTTAGGCACTAGCATATCCTATTTATTCCAGTAAAGTCTGTACTTATAGAATCCTGAGTGTTCGTTAAGTAAATAAATAAGTTTACCTAATTCTTTAGTAGCTTTATAATCTATTCTAAGACTTCTACCATCTAAATGTTTAGGTTGTTTCTTTACTATTTGTATACTACCCATTCTATAAGGTAATTTAACTTCTTTACTTTCTTCCAGTAACTAATCTCTTAAGTAATAAAAGTAATCTGTTACTATCTTTCTATAAGTAGTATAATCTATGTCATATACTGTATCTGGTTCTATACTACTTAAGTAATGATTATAGAATGAAGGTATAGTATAAGATACCGTTTTATTAGCTGATTTATTTAATTCATTCATCGTCTTATACTTCTATTAACATTCTAATTCATTACATTCTAAGTATCATCCTTACTATCGTTAGTAGTATCAGATACTTGCTATCTCATAGTTAAGAAATCTTTAGTAAAGATTAACTACTTAACTGTTCCCCACATATAAGCTGGTAAAGGATATTCATCCTTATCAGGATTGTAACATAGTTTATCTTCAGTAGGATCTTCAGCAATTATTTCTACATCAATATATTCTAGTTGATTAGCATCACCTTCTACATATATCCTATTGCCTTTAACATAAGCAATATAATCTTTGCAAGTGTACTTTCTATATCTCTAGAATTTCATTTTAGTTTCAGAACCTAATTGAATAATATTACCATAGGCATCTTTTACTGTTATTACTGAAGTAGTAAGTTTAGTACCAAGTAAAGTAGGCAATTCTTTATCCCCTTGGTATTCTACAAGACCTGGGTCTTCTTCTATGCATGCGTATAGTCTAATAGAAGATCTAGTCTAATTGCTCTCCCTTATCTAACTTCTGTTTTAATAGGTAAGCTCGATATGTTTTAATCCACAATTCTATCTAGTATCTACTGAGCTTTTCACTCTCAGTAATCTAGTTGTTTCTAGCTTCTAATAGAATATCATCAATGAGCTCATTTAATGTCATATCTATATATTTAAATTATAATTATAATAGTCATAAAACGCATTTTAAGACTTACTGTAAATTTTTATAGTATCTTAGATACACTCCTTAACAGAAACTAATAGCCTTTCTTAAAAAGCTTTATAATAATTTTCCGAGCGAAGCGAAGGAACTCTGAGCGAAGCGAGGAAATATTATTAACACATATAAATAACAAAAGCTCGTCCACTATACAGTGAGCGAGCCTCGTAGAGGTGAGCGAACGTTGTGAGCGTTGCCGAGTATTATTTCATTGGAGCTGGTAAATTAGGCATAGGTGGCATTGGTGGTTTTGGGAATCCTCCCATAAACATCTTCTTAGTATCTTCGATCATCTTCCTAATATCAGCAACATCATTCTTTAAATCATTTATTTCTTTACTATTGTCAATAGTATTTGTTATTATAGGAGCTTCTACCTGCGCTTCTAGTTGATCTAAAATATCTTTACACTTTTCCATTTCTTCATCATACTTACTTGCAGCTTCTTTTTTAGCTTTGAACTCATTATAGTTCTATCTAACCATATTAGCTATTTCTTCTTTATTAGTAGCAACAGTAAGTCCTATAGAAGTATCATTAATGATCGAACGCTCAGCTGGTACTGATAGTTTCTTAGACTCTCCATTACAGCTAATAAACACATCAACTAGTTTACGTCTGCTCTATCCTGGTATTGGAAACTAACCTTGAGGTAAAGCTTCATCATAAGGATTTGAAACCTAAGTAATGGAACCAAGACTATAAACAGTAGTCTTTTTAAAAGTTCCTAGAACTTCTAATACGTGCACGTGATCTCCTATTTTTAATTGACTAAATAACATAATTGAATTGGTTTTAGTAGGGCTACCTTTTATAGTAGCCCTAAGTTTTTATTAAGCAGCCGCTGGTACTACAATATGATTTATAGTCTGAAATACTCCAGTACGTTTATCGTAGTATATTAGATATCTATTACCAGTTGAGATTTCTTCTGTCGGCATCTAATCACCAGAACCATTTAGTAATGCTTTACCACTATTAGTATTTACACTAGTTGGATTAGATGATACCTAACTAGAACTAACAGAAGTAGCTACAGATACCAATGATCCTTCTGTTGCACCAGTAGCAGTATGATTAATATTTAACAATATTAAACCTCTGCATGGCAATTGTCTCCATTGAAATGGACATATTCCATAAGTAACAGTATTGTTAGTAGTATCTACATTAGAGAATATAGTATCTAATGTAGGTATACCACCTTGGTCAATACGTCTTACACGATAAGGATTAAAGAAAGGATTAAACATGATTACCTCCTTTCTTATTAGCAACCACAACCGCAACCGTCGTTATATCCGTATCCGTAACCAGTGAATCCACCGTTACATCCGAATGGGTTACAAGTTAAGTAAGCAGGTACTGGACAAGGACGCAACTGATTTACGATATTAGCAGTTTGAGCAGATTGAGATAGACCTAATTCAAGAGCTGACTTCTCAGCACGCAATGTGTCAATCTTATTCTGCATTTCACGCATCTCAAGTTGACAGAACTTATCGTTAATCATTTGAGTTTGTGCATCTATCTTAGCACCAATTACATTAAATTTATTAGTATTATCTGTTAACAAGTTATTGAAACCACCAGTGATTGCATTCTGCAAAGTATTAGTTTGCTGACAGATAGACAGTTTATTATCAGCACTCATTTGAGTCAAGTTCAAATTAACAGAGTCAATTGAACGTTGAGTCTGGCAGCAGCAGTTAGCCAATTGAGAAGCTAAGTTAGCATTACCAGAAGTAATAGCATTGATTACTTCACAGCTAGCTAATTTAGTATCACAAGCAATCTGACTTACGCTAGTATTAATAGTATTCAAAGCTGTCTGTACAGCGTTAATATCACAACTTAAAGTATTAGACAAAGAACTGATAGCATCTTTGTTACCTTGAATAGCCTGCATTAACAGACTTGTATTAGTATCGGTATTCAACTGAGAAGCAAGACGACTAGCATCATCACTACCTCTACCAAAACCGTTACCTCCAAAACCGCCCCAGCAGAAGAAGATTAGGATGATCCAAATCCACCACCAACCGCCGTTTCCACCGAAACCGCCGTTGTTCATCATAGCCATAAGAGCAGCAGGGTCCATATTACCTTTGTTTGCATTCTGCAAAAGTGCAGCTACACCTGGATCTATACCAGCGTTTTGTACTAAAATTTTTTCAGGTTCGTACATAGTTCTCATAAATTTTGATTAAATTAATATCTTGATATTCTTCTTTCATACATAGGTTCATATCTATGCATTCTTTCATCTTCACGTTCACGATCTAAATATTCATCGTCTTCGTCATAGTCATAACCGTAGCGAGTCATTCTTCCTCCTCTACCTCTTCCACGTCCTCTACCACCACGAGCATAACGATACTCACGCTCTTCATCTTCATCGTCTTCAAGCATTAACATCGTCTTAGCTTCTTTGCGCAATTTATCACACATGATATAGCAATAGTAATACCACATCTTTCCTTCTTCTATGTCTTTGTCATTCAACCAGGCTTTTGCTAGTTCTACAAAGTACTTAATGTGATCACTGCTTGTCATAGTAACAACTGCACGATAATAGTCTGAACGTATCATATTGAGAGCAACGTACCAATCATACTTGTTGTATTTCTCACCTTTCAGATTGATTCCGTACTGGTTAGCGATTGAAGTAGTTTCTTCTAAACTCCAATGTTCTCCACGAGAGCCATCTTCGTTTTCCATCTTTGAGACTGCTTTTAGTGCACATTCTTCATTAAAGTGTGGACCATACATAGCCTCATGACGCTCTATTTTCAGTCTTTCTCTCATTGCATTAATTGATTTAATTATTCGACTTATAAAGTTCATTTTGATAAATCTATTATTCTAGTATTTTCTACATTGATTAACTTGTTACTGTTATCAATTTGGTACTTATAAATAATTCGTTTTTTAAAATCAAAGTGAAGGAGTCGCTAGAACCAATTCTTATAATTACGCTTATATTCTTTTTTAGTATGAATAAATAGTGATTGTGTATTGCGAATGTCGATACTGTGTGTCAGGAGCGTATCTCTTTTATTTATTATGATTGATGTCAAATTGTTTGGTTTGATTTCCACTTTAAAGTCAGTTGATCTAACTACTATTGTAGTATCGTGTACTACTTTCTACTCCTATATCTGTATCTATTTCAACTCCTTCTCTTTGATTTTCAATTTCTTTACTGTAGCCTGTACTTCTTGTATCAAGCTATCTTTGGTTTCTTTAAATTCATCCAGAGTAAGCTATAGAACTCTGTTATCATTCTTCTACTATGTTGCTAGCTATTCATAGTAAAGATAGTTATTAGTTACTCTATCTAGTTCTCTATTCTTCTTATCTAGCTAGTTATTCTAATAAAAACAAATGGCAGCGAGAATCATAATGATAATCACTGCCATTGCTTTGTAATTTCTTTTAAACCAACCGATAATGTTACTTGTTAATCTTTTTGCTAGACTTATCAGTATTGGTATCATTTGTAATAGTATTTTGTTCTTCTAAGATGTCTGTTATATCTACATCTAAATATTTTTCTGCTTTCGACTTTATAATCTTTGTGAAGAGTCTTGTAACTAATGAATTAGGTTTTAATGCTTTCCTAGATTCTAATAATGATATTATTTCTGCAAAACATACTGCTCCTGCTGCAACTTTAGCTAACACCAGATCAGCATATGTCATAAATATAAACTTATCTAATAAAGTAAATCCAGCTATCATTACAGCTGCAAATCCTAGTTTCTCAATAGTAGACTAGAACTTACCAGATTCAAAGTAACTATTATTGGTTACTTGTCTACATACTTTATATCCATAGATTAAGTCTAATATTATGAATAGAAATGACACACCTATTAATGGTGCAGCTGGTGCTAGTATAGTCGCTATACCTGTTAGCCAACCTACTATAGATTGATATCCATTAGCAAATATACGTCTTGCAAGATTCGTTATATATAAACTTCTACTCAACACAACTTAAAATAATTTTATCTGAAATAAAAATGCTAGTCAATATTTATTACTGCTAGCATATGTTAAAGTCTCTGCGATTATATAACTATAACGTACTCATTATTCGTATGTTCTATTTCCCTTACGTATATCCAGGTAATCTAATAGCTCTTTATGTTTAATAGTTTTATTAAGTAAAGAATAACAGTTAGCATGTTTAAACCATCCTATATAGCTAGCCATTTTTCTTCTATAATATTTGTAGTTAGTACTTCTTTTATTTAGTTTAGCATTCTTCTTACAGTATCTTTTCTTTAATGCTTTTCTAACTAAAGTAAAGTTGTGATATATTTTATATCCAACAAAATCTATACTTCTACTTTCTACTGGGAATACCTGATAATTATTCTTTAACTATAGTTTTAAGTTATCTTTTAAATACTACTTTATATCTCTAAGTAATGTCTACAAAGACTCTTTATCTTTATAAAGTATTACTATATCATCTGCATATCTATAATAGTACTTTATATTTTTATCTTCTTTAACCCAATGATCAAAGTAAGATAGATACAGATTAGCAAAGAACTAAGATAAGTAATTACCAATAGGTACTCCATGTGATGAATCTATTATTTCATCTAGTAACTATAATAGTTCCCTATCTGATACTTTTATTCTAATTATCTATTTTAATATATCATGATCTACTGAAGGATAAAACTTTCTAATATCTATTTTAAGACAGTATTTAGTATTCTCTCTATCTTTTAGATCATGCTATATCTACTTAAGAACTTTGTGAATTCCTCTTTTCTTGATACAACTATAAGTCTAAGGTATCATCTAATTAATCCACAAAGGTTCCATTATGTTCATAATAGCGTGATGTACTATACGATCTGGAAAGTAAGGTAGTTTAAATATTATTCTTTCTTTAGGTTCATATAATTTAAAAGTAAAATATTCAGAAGTTTTATAAGTATGATTGATTAACATATCCTGTATCTACTTACAAAATCCTTCTATGTCTGCATCTACTTTCTTTACATCGTTTCTATGAGTTTTATTCTTTCTAGCATTATGATGAGCTAGCTTTATATTATCTAAATCTGTTATCTTCTAATATAAATTCTTAAATTTCTTCATAGTCTGAAATTACAAAGAGCTTTCGATATTTCACTACTAACCCCTAATAAATTATTTATATTTTTTACCAAGTGGTAAGGTCCTTCTCAGTAGTTGGCTATTATATGATAGACTGAAAATATTATGATACGCAATTTCATTGAACTGATATTAGCATTGGAATTACTAACCTCATTATTGGAATTAAGATTGAATAGACCTGCTTTGCTGCTATTGTCAGAGTTACTACTTTTTTACTTAAAACTAATAATGCATACTCGTTCTAATTCTAGAGAAGCAACCTGTGGGTATTACTTAACTATACCGTATTGCATAATTAAGTCATTACTCCGCCCACGGGAGATATGTTAATCGAGAACCGATATGAGCATAGGAATAACCAACCCCAACATCGGAACCAAGAGCGAATAGACCCGCCCTGCCGCCATCGTCAGAGCGACTACCGATTAACAAACAATGTTCTGAAGTATCAGTATTATCCCAGTTATAGTCACACCAGTATGTAGTTTCCGAACCACCTGAGACAGATGTTGCAAAGAAATCACAAGTTGGCGTTGCCTTAATTTCTGTTTTATAGCCGTTGCTAACCATCGTACTAGCACAAAATGGTTTATAACTAGTATTTTTATTAGTAGCAAATTGATTTGGTTTCACAGATTTATACCAAGTTCTATGACCATTACCATACACGCTAATAACATCATCTGTGTGTTTCCATATGTGACCAAATGGATTTTCAATTCCTCTATATCTATTACATTTACGTGTAATAGTAGAAGTATTAGAACCAGATGAATCAGTCTATTGTATAGTTACTGTAACTTCACCAGAACCACTACCTAAACTATCAGAACTTCCAGTTGGAATAAACGACCAAGTTTGAGCTCCGTTGATAGTTGCTGTTCCTGTAGTACAACCAGAACCTAACCCACCTTGTCTAAATCCTTCAGGAGTTAGTTCAGTATTAACAGCCTTTTGTGAATTTCTAGTAGCATATTCCACTAAGAACAAATGACATATAGCTCTATGTTCTTCATATGTATAAAGATTCCATTTAGCTTCTCCGTCAAACCCATTACCTCTAACAGCTTTTCTAAGAACCTCTCTGGTTCTACCTACCAAAGGTATCAAACCTTTAGCGCTACAAACTTTTCCACTAGAGGGAGAAGTTTCGCATAATTCATACGCACCAACGTATGCTTCTTTGTGGTGATACCATCCTGGTTTAGCGTGTGGACATATTTTTAGATTATGAGTTTTTGAGCTAGGAACGTACTCGTCAGTATACCAAAATTCTGGTATTCTAATCATTATATCAGTATCTAAACTAAATACTACTTCCCACTGAGTGTTAGATTCAGTACTATAAAAAGATTTACTAAAATTATCATCTATGGGCAGAATGTTTTCTGGTGACTAGTGGCGATAATTTGTAATAACAAAAGGTTTCATCATACTCTATATAGGTAATGATCTATGCATATCCATATTACCAATACGAACACAATCTGGGTTAGATGATGTTTCTGACCAAGATACTCCATACCAGTCTGGAGCATCTAATGTAACAATTTCACCTAATACAAAATTATCTGGTTTAGTAGTAACAAAACTACTAGTTAATACATCGTTAGCTAATTGTTTATTCTTACAAGTAATAGAAATAGACGATCTATATGTTCCAGCAAAACCTAACCAAATTTCTACATTTGTAGAAGTGACTACATATCCAGCTATTACTGCATCTCCACCAAGCTACGTATTACTTTGCTACTTAACTAATTTAACAGATTCTTTATCTCTAGTACTAGCTACTAGTGTAGAATAATTGTATTGATTAGAACCAAAATTTCCGCCTCCTACTATTTCAAAAATAACATATTTAGCAGAAGTAGTATTTTGTGATACTAGTGGTAAAGTAGCTAATCTCAGCCAATCTGTGTTATTAGCACCTACCCCATAAAACTTAGTATAATAAATACCTGTTTTATCGCCTTCAGCCACATTGTAACCATCCACCATATCTGCATTCAGATTTGGACACATAGTTGTAGATTTAACAGATATAGGAGCATTACCGGTAGATACACTAGATGTGTATTTATTTGCATAAACTGCATCAGTAGTTACCCTAAAACCTATCTAATCATTATTATCTACAATTCCAAATCCGTAACTTTCTGTACCAGAACCTCTAATATTACCTATATACCAAAATGTATCATACCAATTGAATCTCAAACCATTAATGATATCAGCGTTGGCATGCATACCAAAACCTTCAGATAAATTACCACCAGATTTGTATATATTTGTTATATCACTATTTTCAACGCCTTTAAACACAATTGATCCAGCAGTAGATGCAGATGTTAATGTGCCAGTCATAGTATCGCCAGCTTTCTTCACATAAGTAGTAGTAGGATCTACACCTAATGCACTAGTTACATTAGCTTTAGTTATACTGATAGTACCACCATCTGCTAATGTTATATTACTACCTATCTTAACACCACCTAACGCACTAGCTGTAGCAGCAGGTAATACATATTTATTAGCCTCAGCTTCTATGGCAGCTAGTTTATTCTTTTCAGGAGTAGTATAATCATTAGTACTAAGACCTTTACCTTCAACTTTATCTACTTTTTGAGTCTACAGTTGAGTAATATTACTATTCAGTGTCTCTTCTACACCAGTAGCTCTTTCTACTTCATTTGCTATAGCTGTAGCATTAGCTGATTCAGCGCCTTTAGCTCTAGTTACTTCACTAGCTAAATCACTAGTTAGTTTCTATTCTGCATTTTCTGCTCTAGTCTATTCAGCTGTTACAGTAGTATCTGTATATGACTTAGCCTGTTTAATAGCATTAGCTATAGAACCAGTAGTAGATTCATTACCATTAATAATAGTAAGTTTATCTTCATTTACTTTTACTCTATTAGTAAGTGAAGATATGTTGTTATTAATAGTAGTATCAGCTTGAGTTCTATCAAGTATCTCTTGAGCTAAGTTATCAGCTACTTCTTGAATGCTACCTTCAATAGCAGTAGTATCAAATGAACCTGATAAAGCATCCCAACCTTCTTCAGTCCATACTACATTAGTACCAGCATCATAATGTTTACCACCTAAGTTAAATGCATTAGTAATATTATATACATCACCAACTACATTGTTGTCTTTAGGTAGAGTTTCAAATATACTAGATCCTTTTACTTTATAAGCACCAGATAGTTTAGCATCTACTTGTGCTTTAGTATAAGTATCAGACTTGTCTGCTTTTAATGCTAATGCTGCATTAGTTGCAGTAGTATGATCGGTAATCTTATTGTCTAACTCTTCTTCTTTAGCTTTAGCTCTATTGGTTTCTACTAAGATAGCTGCATTTCTATCACTAACTTCTGTGGCAATAGCTTCTTTTCTATCTTGTACTTCTTTGTTTATAGCATTAGTATGTTGAGTATCTATCTGAGTAGATCTATCAATTTCATTCTGTAAATTAGTACTAATAGTCTATTCAGCAGATTGAGCTCTATTCTTCTCAGTAGCTATATCATTGCCTAATTTAGTTTCAGCAGCACGAGCAGTAGCAGCTTCTTTATCTATATTACTTTGTAAAGTAGCTAAAGACTATTCTAATGAATCTGAATCAATAGCAATACTAATCACATTATCTTCACTAATACTAACGTCTTTACCTGGTTTTAACTTATTAATTAAGTCATTATAATCACCAGATGTAGCTACTGGTTTAAAATCTGGTTTGTTAGTAATATTATCCCATTGTACAGCTAGATCACCAGATGCACTAATAACATTAGTTTCTTGATCAATTTCAATGTTTAAACCTGCAATGAGTTTCTTCTAATACTTTGCACGTATATCAGCAAAGGTATCAATCATCTCAGTATGAAGTTCCTATAACTGATGCTGCTTAACAAAGTCTAAGAAGTCTTTAGATGTAATAATACCAGCAGAACTTGTAGAAGCTACTGGTATTGAAACAGTTTTATTACTTCCATCATACTTAAACATTACCATAGTAATGCCATTAGGATTTGAAGTATTAAACTGTATATCTTTTATTACGTCTTTTACCTCTTCATCATCTACTTTACTATCTACATCACTAATGTTTGCTTTATCATTAAGCAATTTGTTTACCTATGTTTTAGTATAGTAGTTGCTAAGATCAGGTATACCACCAGAGGCAGCCAGCCTTACCCATTCGGTTCCATTGAAATATTTAATGCTACCACCGTAAGGATTATCAGATAAGTCAACCCAATAGTCTATTTCTTCTGGATTAGGTTGAACAGATGTTGCAAAAAATATTATCCTATTTGTTACCATATGTATTTGTTATATTAAGCTGCTGGAGTTTCTAATGCAGCAACTCTTGTAGTTAATGCGTCAATTAAATCTTTTAAAGCTTTACCTTGAGCAGCAGCTAAAGCTTCTGTAGTACTAGTACTTGTTAAAGTGTTATTTATAGTCACTTTAGTATCTGCTGTAGGAGGTGTATATCCTAATGCACTAGTCACATTAGCTTTACTAAGACTAATTGTACCGTTACTATAAGAAATATTTGCTCCTACCTTTACTCCACCAATAATTTCAGCTGTAGCTGTTGGTAAAACATATTTATTTGCTCCTTGAGCAATACCACCCAGTTTATCTCTATATGTATCAGTAAAGTCATTACTAGATAGTTCTTTTCCTTCTACCTTATCTACTTTACCTGATTCAAGTGCAGCAATTCTAGCACTCTGATCATTGTCAGTATCATCATTTAAAGGCAACCATTTACTATCACCTGCATAATACTTAATTACATTACCTTTTGGATCTGCTGATAAATCAACCCAATACTCGAATTCTTTAGGATTTGGAGCTATATAGCTTCTTGTTATTCTTGTCATATACGTATATTTTAATTATTAATTCTAATGTAATGCAAATTGCACTAAATTTTTACATCCATTTGGATCACAATATTGTATTACTGGTCTAGCCACTCTTACTGCACCAGTATTATTAGCATCAAATACTATACTAATATTATCTGTATTTACTATAGGATGTATCCAATCTTGACCACCAACAAAAGATAATCTACCTAATGTTCTGTTAATAGGTATATTAATTACTTCACCCTCTTTAGTTATACGATGAGGAGTCATATTATACGCATTAGCTAGTTCTGGTATGATGCTGATAGCCGAACTATCCTAATACATAATACTATAAAATATTGTTTCTTTATTCATATTACTATAACGCATTTTAAGGCGTTTTAAGCCATTTTCTTTATTAAATGAACAACTCATCCATTAAACTCTAAAAGCTTCTTAGAAGAGTCTTTTGGCTGGTATACGTCGATGTGTGACCATCCATCAGTATTAGCTTCTAATCTAATAGGGTATTCAAATAATTCAGCATTCTATCTTACTATATTATTTACTGTATTACTATCTAAATCCTTTACATTAAAATCTATTGCTTTACCTAAACAGTGTGCAGATAAGTAAATACTACTTTTATTCTTTACTAACTAACACATATTACAACGTAATCCTCTCTATGAGAACTATCCACCTGCTTTCCAAGTATTAATGGTAATAGGTTTATTGAATATCTTAGTACGTAGTATATACAAAGTACTAAGTAATTCTGTACTTATAAACTACCATGAAGATTCACCAAACTTGGAATAGCAATGAGGGCATACTAATTCACTTACTTTAAAATAAGGTTTTAATTTGTCTATTAATTCATTTCTGTCCATACTTCGCTATTTAATGTTTCACTTAACTTATTGCTGTCGTAACGGTAGCTAAGTGATGGTAATGTTACAAGCACCGACAATATTGCCGTTTCTGAATGACAAATTACCTTTTACGATTTCCAATGGCGGAATATCATAGGTTCCGTCTTGTGTGATATTAACTAATTTTACATCAGCACTATATCCCCAGTATAATTCCTGCCCGTCAACTATACCTTTCACTTCCACTTTCATTCCTGGGAAATTTTTTGTTTGGTCAGGAATGTAGCACTTTACTGTATCGTTCAGTGTAGCAAATCTAGTTATGACAAATGAGGTGCTTGTTATAATTATATCAGCATTTACAGAGGGATGCGGTCTCCAGTCATTAAAATTTACCGCATAAACATCTACAGGCTTTGACATATCGTCTCTATCAATTTCTCTCTCATCTACGATAACTCCTCTGTCATCAACATCATATTGCAATACTTTGTTGCCCAAGATATGGCGCATTGTTATTATTTTCATTTCTTTCTCTATTTCTATACATATTATCTACTAATAAATCAGCTATAACATTTATACCTAACTATTTACTATCGCTGATTAATTGTTCCTACATTACTACTAGGAGCATCTAATAGATGCCCTCTAGTAGTTCTCTATCACTTAACTATTTAATTTGATTGTGTATATTCATAAAATTAAGTCGGATTGTTTCCTATATATTGTGCAAAACCACCATAAATATCTACATAGAAATTACCATCATTTAGAGTATCATCATCTGCTAATTGTACACTTATGTTCAAAGCAGCAACTCCAGTACTATATGATATTAAAGTTGCATATATTGGATGAGCATTACTACCAGTTACACCTTCTGTTCTATAACTTCCATATACTCGTACATCACACGGAGTCCAAAAATAACTAGTCCCGCTAGTTATAGTTATCCCTACCGCTCCTGCACCACTTCTAGTACAACTAATTTTACTATTATTAAAATTATATATACTGTGTATACTAGACGATACCACTGCATATGAACTACCGTTATACTAAACTTTAAACTTTAGAATAATACCAGAATCTGAGCAACCATCGTGCGAACAATTTGTAATGAGCCATCCCTATGGAGTACTAACTACGTTTAATATACCGCCGTTATTACCTTTGGCTAAAACTAAAGTTCTTTCATCTGTATAAGTACTTCCTCTACTATCATATGTAACTATGTGCAGATCACCTTCTGTTCCAGTAATAGCTCTAATTGATGGATATTGTCTACAAACAATAGTCATTTCTGTACCATAATTATCTTCACTAACACTTGGTAATATCAATTTGTTTGTATAACCTCCTTTTGCTCCAGTCATATGTATAATTTTAGAATAAGAAGGATTAGCATATACGCTTATTGCATTAGTAGAACTAGTATATAATTCTAATGCCTCCTCCCAACCGTCTGATTGATAAGAATATAACTTACTATTTGAACAATATGTATCACCATATTTAGGATCATCTATATCAGATGAAGATCTATTTAGATGTGTAATATTTAGAAACCTATTTTTAGTGAAACAGTTCTCAAAATATAGATCTTTAAACGTACCAGCCTTAGCATTTACAGTACCAGTAAACGTACCATTAGATGCTCTAAATTCACCAGTACTACTGTTCATGTACAGTTTAGCTGCACTAGATGAACTACCTCCATCACCTGACCAAAATACATTATTAGAGAAATGAAATGCACCTAATACAGCATTATCTGCTAACAATGTATTAATTGCCATGGCACTAACACTAGACACTAATTCCCAGTATGATGAACTAGAACTAGGAGTTTGACCGTATACTCCGCCAGAATTAACAGTCTTAACTAGATATACACCACCTTTGTAAATCACCTAATCTCTAACATATGCATTACTAGGATTTTCATAATTACTTAGACCTATTGATGATGCTGTAGCATAGTAATATCTAGTAGATGAATCCCAAACTCCTCTAAATCTAATATCTGTATATTGAGTATTAGCAGCGGATCCATCTTGTCCATTCTAACCATCAACTACAACTGTAATAGTTGCTGATGCTGCTACAGGATTTCCATTATAAATAGGATACTGAGTAGGATTAAATGCTACAGTATAATAGTTATACTTAGTAGAACTAGATATATTAAATGTAATATTGGAAACACCAGACCAACCACCACCCACTTCAGTACCTTCTGAAGAGGTTGTTGGAGCGTGACTATTACTACCATATATTTCCCAGTAACCAGATACAGAAGACAGACTACCTGTTCCTGTTTTCTTGTATGCTCTAAATGTCATGCTACTAGGTTCATAAGAAGAAGTTCTGGTAAGACGTATAGTTGCTGCTCCAGGAGTAATTATATAAGTAGTAGCATCAGTACCAGGTGTTCCTGGGTCTCCCTTATCACCCGGATCCCCTTTATCTCCATCTTGTCCATCTTGACCGTCTTTACCCCACTTAGTCCAAATAAATCCATCTTTCCAATCTCCCCATTTACCATTTTCTTTCTTACGTGTCCAACATACTTGATATGGTATGCTTTCTGTTACGCTTACTCCATTATCGGTATAAGTGAAAGTAGCACCTTTACAAGTCTTAGTAGGTATATAATCATCTTGCTAATAATCACCATTTAAATATTGTGATCCATAAGTAGGAGAAGCTGGATAATATTGCTCATTTCTACTACATAGAGCTGCTTGATCATAACTAGAGAACCTAGCGAATATGTATTCGTATCCATCCCCATCTTTACCTTTATCTGCAAATACAGACCATAAGCCTGGTTGTGAATAATCTCCCCATTTCTAAGTACTCTTATCTTTATATCTTTGAGTTACATATTCATATCTATGTGAATCGTCTACTCCCTATGGATTATCAAACCACTGTGTACCATCTGGTCCAGTACCTGTCCAGTCTGTAGTTTGATTAGAATTTGGTTTTTGAGGATAATTGTCTTTATCATTATTACGTGCGTATAAGAATTCTATACTATTACCGTCTTCACCATCTTTACCATCGGCTCCGGTAAGTCTTATTAACCCAGTCCAAGCAGTTAATGAACCATCTGCGTTTTTAAATCTATGAATTTGCCATACATATTGACCTTCTGGTGGAACCATTTCAGAATCTTCAGACCATCCAGACGCAGCTTGATCAGTAGGTATACTTGGAGTAGTAGCTGATATTTTATATCTATATTGATAATTACCGCCACTTAAACCAGTCTCACCCCATTTAGCCCATATAGCTGGTTTTTGAAACGCTGACCATACACCATCTGTTTTTTTACGTACACTTACCCATTCAAACATCAAGTTTTCTCTAACTCCTTGGGGATCATCAGTCCAATACATTCCTCCAGGAGAAGTAGTAGTTTGTGCTACACCATTAATAAATGCCTGAGGACGCGCTTCATCATCTGTATTATTAGCAGCTACAGGAGTATCAGGTGCAATGTTTTCAGCTTGTGTACGATAGTAGATATATTCATAACCATCGCCATCCATACCTTTTTCACCCCATTTTGACCATAAAGTAGGACCTTGCCAGTTACCCCAATTACCAGTACCTGCTTTAGCAGCTGGTTTAGTACGTTGAGCTACCCATTCATATTGCCAAGTTTCACTAACACCTTGTGGGTTATCATACCAACCATTGTTTGGTTCTGTATAATCATCTCTATTACTATTAGCTGGTAAAGTGGGTGCAGAATTATTTTGTGTAATCTTATATACAAACTCTATATCATTACCATCGTTACCATCTTTACCATCAGCTCCTGTTAAACGGAAAGGTTCTGACCAACCAGAAGTAGACTTATCTGAATAAACAGTTTGTATAGACTGCCATACCCAAATACCTTTTTCTGGATCTCCTTGCGGTGGGTCCATAGTCCAAGTGTATTTATTGTTTGGGTCTTTAGGTGGAACAGTATCACCTATAGGAGTAGGTGGTGGTACGCTTGATTCAGTATATGCAAATCTAGTATACTCACCATCTTTACCAGCTACTGAAGCACCACGGAATCTATTAGGATCTCCCCATTCTACATTAGGATCATCTACTTCGATAGAGCTTTTAGTAGACATCCATATTGCAGATGCTGTATAATTTCTATGCCAACCGTTGGTAGTACCATCACCAGTAGGTCTATCAGGTATAGCATCGTTATCGTTATATGTAGTCCATAATGAATTAGGTTGTAAATGGAACTATAATACTACTGTCTTTTTAAATGTAGCATTACCTTCACAGTTAATTAACAAGTCTATATGAGGACTATTAGTAACAGATAAAATATCTGTAATTGTGAATATACCATTAGCCATCGTACACTTAAGACCTGTTGCTTCCCAAGTTAAGAAGTAAGATCCTTCAGCATATACATCTGAATATGACAATTCAGTAGTACCTTTAAAAGCTTGTACTCCAAATGTTAAATTATCTAGCTAGCTATACTTATCTAATATATTTAATTCATTATCTACAATAACAGATAGGTTATCTTTAGTAAGATTTACTGAGTAAGCATCCTGTCCTTTAAGACTATCTTCTTGTTCAGGAGTAAACTAAATCATAGCACCTGTCATGTAGACATTAGTTAAGTAAGCGCCATCTCCATGTAGTACTCCATCATCTGGAGCTCCAGGAATAGTCAATCCTTCTATTTTACCAAATTGTGACGCAATGTTAGTCCAATCAATTGCCCAAGTACTAACATCTTTTAAGAATCTTTTATAATCTCTTGTAGAGTAAGCACTAGATTGTCTAGTTTCATCTAAGAAATTACCATATACAGCAAACTTCATATTTGCAGTAGGATGTTGAGTAGTATTAGGCTTTAGTGAATATCTAAATTGTTTACCCCTTTCATCTAGAATTTCAATAGGGGTAAAGTAAGCAGTACTAAATCCCTGCATTTTTTCAAACCCACATTCATCTGTACCTGGAGTAGTTTCATTTACTCCACTAATATTATGCCATATACCTCTACATATATCATTAACATGTAACCCACTGTATTCTCCTTCTTCTAGTTTAAGTGTAGCTATCTAGTTTTTAGTATCTACTGATTCAATTGTACCAAAAGCAATAGAATTCCACAATTCACCACTTACTACATCTACTCTGTTAAAACGCAATTCTGGTACAGATAAAAACTCTCTAAGAGTTAAACTACCAGCTTCTATATTACCGTGTTCATCAATTATAGCTCCATCCCCAAGTAAACCAGATATATAATTACCGATAGTAATACCTTTTTTAGCATATATCATACTATCAGCTATTACACTGTTTTTAAATGTAATAACGCCTAATGCTGTATCATCATATAGTTTACTTAAGAATAACTTACCACCCTCTGATGCTATTAACGCTTTAACAACAGCAGTATCAATAATACCGCCTTCACCACTAATATAATCTGCTAATACAGCTGGAGATACATTATGCCATGTACCATCACTGCTATACTATATCAAGTCTCCTTCTGTAATATAAGTAATAGTAACATCTTTTAGAGTAGATAGGTGATTAATCCTTTCTACTAATGTATCAAGCTCACCAACACTAGTATCTAGAGTTTTTATATTGCCCTATAATGTTCTTACTAGTCCAGTGAGTTCGTTTAATTCATCTTTAGTTGCATACTATGCCATATCTTAATTGTTTTATTGTTATACAGTAGCTCCTGTAGCATCTATCCAAACATTTTCAGTATCTGAATTTTTCCAAATAGGTTTGTTCAACGATGTATCAAAATAATAAAAACCCATTTTAACATTAGCTGGTCTCTAATACTAAGTACCTGTTTTTTCAGCATATGCTGGATTACCGTTACTATCATACCAAGTTTCTTTATAAACCCAAGTAGGCTTTATATTATCAGTGTCAAATACACTAGTTCCATCAAAGGTATAATGGTTTAATGCTTCACTTTGTTTTTTCTACTAACTTGTTTTTACAATTTGTAATCTATTGAATTCACCTAATGTATTCTTAATGATTGGAGCATTCTGCGTAGCTTTTATATCTCCACATTGCATATAATTTAAAGTAGGATCACTAGATTTATTTTCAAATATACTATGATTATTACCCTTAGAAACAATCAAATTAGGATTATTAGTATATACTGCTGGTAGATATAACTACGGATTAATTAGCGTATTACCTGTAATCAATGTAGTGCCATTACTAATAGTGCTGCTTATATTAAATATTGGCGCTAGAGTACCAGCATCTTTTCTATTTTTAACTACATAATTATCTGATGGATCAAATATCATTTGTCTATTAAAAGTATTACCTATAATAACATTACTATAAGAACTAACACCTAAATAGATATCTGGTAATCCTCTACCATATATATCATTATCATCAAAATTATTATTTGCAATCGTACTGTCAAATAATCCTTCTATATGTATTGCTTCTTTTTTTAGATGCCAAAAACTATTACCCGTAATAATATTTTTGCCAGACTACTTAGTAGCATATATACCATAATTAGTATCTAATTTATCATATGATCCGTCAAAATAATTACCTTCTATTTTTAATAGATTTACATTTTCATCTATATATATACATCCTTTTCCTTGACCTCCAACAAACTAATTATTAACAATTATCTAAGATGAAGCTCCAACGATTAAAGCTGTATCTAAATTATTTGCCCAAATTTCATTAAAAGCTATGTATGAATCTGTAGCTCCTTCATGTATATCTATCATAGGAACCTAACAATGTACTACTCTATTTACAAAACAGCTAGCTGTATAATCTTCTTTCTTACTTCCTATACCAATACCATGTTTAGCTTTTGTAGTATACTCACCTCTACCAGCAATTATTAAATACTCACACGTTAATCTCCATACATTAAATAAATCTATTGTGTAATATTTTAATCTATTACCATAGCTAAGTATTCTACCGTTTCTTATAGTACATCTACTATATTCATTTCCGCTCTAATTTTCAAACGGAGGGGTTGTTACTAAAGGTGTATCAATATCTAAATCATGAATTATTGATCCATTAAAATCTAATATAGTACTAGTTCCCATTAATATGTATCCTCTACAATTATACTCTCCGTTAAGTACAGTAATAGTGCTATAATTATCCAGTTTATTTACTTTATTTAATTCAAAAGCTTGTCTAAAAGCTATTGAAATATCATCATCTTCTGGATTATCAAACCAGTTAGCGTATATTTTGATAACAGAAAAAGTTCCAGTAAAAGATATACTATCAAATATTTTAGCATTACTATCATTACTTATTTTAGTTAAGCTACCATGTATAGTACCATTACTTAAACTACCACCGTCAAACTATAAAACACAATTTTCTGGAATATTTATACTAGCTTCTTTTAAATCATAATCATACTGAATAACATATATAGTATTAGCTTTATTGATCATAGCCTAAGTAAGAACATTCTTATCACCTACTATATTCTTTCTTAGATATACTCTACCTAAACCACTGAAAGACTATTTATCATAAGTTTTATTTGCTAACTATAGAGTACCATTTTGTTCAGTTATATCTTCTTCATCAGCTGGAACAGCTTCATGCTATTCTATCCATTTACCAGTAGTAGGATCTGACTGATTATTAGAGTTAAACTTATAGTGTTTACTAGTTTCTTTACAATAAGATATATGACCATCATCTAAACTATTTTCAGAATAGTTCTTCATATCCTATAATGTATCAAAACTATCTCTATCAAAGTTAGGCTTTTTTCCTCTATAGTTAAAATTATCAGCTACCTGTATCATATAAAATATATTTTATAATTATCTACTGTGGATGCGTCTTTCAGTATATATACATTATATAATATACCATCTATAGTTACAGCATTCCTCTAAAATGACTCTTTTATCTCAAATTGATTTTGATCTTTTATGCTATTTATATCTCCAAATTCATTAGGATAACAATATAATATCTTTTGATAATCAGTACTAAAGCTTTTAACAAATTCTTTTGTATCTTGTAGTACATAATCTAATTGTTTTATATTATCTTTATTAATAACAAAATTATCTGATACTACACCAAAATAACATTTTTTATTATCTCCATGATATTCTGGAATATCATATTGTACTTCGTGTCCTAATAACTTTTCTATCATATATAACATCTTTTTAATGTCTTCTAATTTTGTTTCATATTTAGAAGATTCCTATACTAAATCATATATGTAATTAGCACAGGTTAGATTAAGAATTTGGCAATCATCATAATCAATGTTATACTTTACCTATTCTTTCAATCTGCATCCATTTTTATATTCCTCTTTTATCATAGCGCACACATACCATTACAACATTTACACACTTTATTAGGAGATAGGCACTTACTACAATTATGATAATCTACCATACCTAACATTCTACTAAGATCTATGTAATGTTCAATAGCATCTTTAGTAAGATTGTGCTCTAAAGCATACTACAATAACTATGATCTAAAATCACACATCATTATTATATGCTTCTAATGTTTATCTAAACATGTATTACAATATGTAGTAAGTAGATTTACTTTAGCTAAATATAATTCATTCTGATCTATTGCTATAGCTTCATCTCTATTACCCTCTGATGTAAGAACGCTTACTATAAAAGAAGTTTCATTATACTCAGTAATATCAACAATAACAGTATTATCCTAAGCAACAAAGTCAGATATTACATGAGTGTGTTTATCATCTTCATCAGAATACATATTCTTTTGATTTATTATTGAATCTAGATAAATCTTATGTACATTAGCCTTAGCATCTAAAGTTATAGTTATAGTATCGTTCTTTAATGTTGCATTAATTATTTTCATATCTACAAAAAATTAAAAAGGCGAAGCCGAGGATAAACCTCAACCTCGCCTGGGTTTAAATAAAGAAACCGTGTATTATTCTGCTTCACCTGTAATAAATGCCTTAAGAGCCTTAGCGAATACAGAAGTTTTATTAGTAGTATTGTGTTCAATATATACTTCTGTAGTCAACGGAGTAGTCTTAATATACTGATTATCAGGACTCAAATACAGATTATCATTTTCAATAGTAAAGTAATCGTATGTAGAACCTTCTTCAACATTGCGTTTTGGTTCAATTGCAGGATACGCATCTGTGAATACATGACCCTTATAACCCAACATACGTACTTCCATATCACGTACCTGTTTCCAGTAACCTTTACCAGGTTTACCAGCAGTCTTAGTAATAGTTGCACCAGGAACTGCTTCAGGAACATTAGACAATAATGCACCAGGAATAGTAACGTACAGAGAAGCTTCCATAGAAACTACAGAGTATTCATTCAAAGAATTGACTCCTTCATTGTCATCTTTTTCCATTGCAGTTAAAGTTAGCTTATGACTTGCAAATGTAGCACTTACTCTACGATTAGCGTGTTTGTTAATTTTAGCTAAAAGTGCATTTCCCAAATCATCAGCAGTCTCAGTTGAAGCAATTACTTCATAAGTATGAGTAAACTGTCCTGGAGCTTCATATAAGTCTTTATAAACAATGCGTAAAACATATCTGTGACCGATAACAACAGTAGCACTAGTTAAATCAATTTCGATTTTCTCTTGAACTGGTGCAACATAATCACCTTGTACATACGAAGGTTTAGAAGCTTTTTGAATGGCGTTAGAATATTCTACCATTCTCTTTGTTGCAGTAGTACCGTTGGGCAGAGTAATTGTCATATTATCCCCAGCTACACCTACATAAACAGTAGATGCATTTACTGCATTAGCAGCAGTTGTAATTAGCGCTTTATTCTAGTCAAATAAAGCAACGTCCCCTTTAGCCAAAGCATCTACAGTAGTATAGGCTGTAGGGCATTTCTTTCCGATTAATACGGTATCAACGCGTGTAATCATAGTTTATATAAAAATAATTAATTGTTAGACTTAGCGCTAGTCTAGTTTGTCCTTCTACTTTCCTTATTTCAGATTTCCAGGTCAGACAAACGCATTAATTTATTTGTTATTCCATTGAAGCAATTTCGTTGGAATAAGCATTATAGTGCTACATTGGTTTAGTAGCAAGATAAATCTAGATTGCCATTTTCACAATTTCCATATGTGTATGTTCTGGCAAATCTGTATATTCGGTATTAGTAATATTACTTGAATTAATTTTAGATGGCTTAGCTAAGTATGTAATCTCATATTCACTTACTTTATATTTACCGTCTGTGTATAATATTACATTATTATCTTGAATTAACTTTAAAGGTCTAGCTTGACAATATTTTAATTTGTGTTCAGATAGTGAATTACTTAATTGTCTATCTAATGTTTCAATCGTAGATTCTAACGTATCTGTATACTTTATTATATATTCTCCTCTTTCGTTAGTTTCCCAGCATTCATTTAAATTACTTGGCTGTATACCAGCTGTATCTCCAAGTAATAATACATAATCTTCTGGTAACTCTACAGAATAAGAATTACGATCACTTTTATTAATTGAACCTTCAGTATATTTCTTATTTTTAATTAATGTACGTAAATCGTCTATTCTTTTCTAGGTCTATTCAAATCCTTGAGCTTTAAAGTTAACACCTGAGTATCTTGTTTTATAAAATTTATCAATTGCCTCATTAATGAATGATATAATAGTGTCTGAGGATAGCTTATCCTTAATAACTAAATTAGGATCCATTAACTATAGCCTACGTTCAAACTCGATTTGAAATCCACGGTCTGTCATAATCATTCATCTATTTGGTTCAACTGTGATTTAGTCTATATTCTCTTAGACTCAATATCTTCTAATGCTAGTTCTACAGCTCTATTAATTACTTCAAACTGCATATACTCTGGTATTTCACTCATACCATCTGCTGGTAAGTTCTCTATCTTAGTAGGGAACTTAACATAAGTAATATCTACAGAATAACTATTACTACTCATAGCTAAGTAATCATAATAGATATATAGAGTGTTATCTTCTATCACAGCTACTGGATCTTCTATCCAAGGATTATTATTATAAGTCTTCTTAAATTTAGTAGCGTCTGCATGATCTATTAGCTTTATGGTAGCTTTTTTGTTATTGAAGTTTAATACAGCATCTACAAAGAACATTCTGTCACCATTAAATAGATTAGTAACATAACATCTATTTGAGTCTGTTTCAGTATTAGCAATAACATTTGTATCTGTATGTACTAACTTTTCTAAGTCGTGAATACGTTTTACAGATCCTTCAAAGCTAGTTTTTAAGTAGTTATTACCAGTAAACTTGTTACTGATTTCTTGGTATAAACCTTGATCTAACCAGTAATCTATTTCTTCTGGTAAAAAAGCAGGACAACCCCCAAAGGCTACGCTTTGAGAGTTCTTGTCCATTGCTACTTTAAAATATGAGTGAAATTGTTCTCTAGTCATTATTTAGATTTTATTTCAGACATAATACTTAAGTAAATATCTTGATTCTTTTTGTCTTTCAAATATGCAATTACATCTTCAAGACCGTTACCAATAAGATCAGTACCAAAGTAATATGATGCTCTGTTCTTACGAATAATATTTTTACTTAAAGCTTCTTCAATTACAAAGTTAATTTCTTTATTAGGATTATCTACCCAAATTCTAATAAATCTTGCTGGATCAGCTTCTACGTTTTCACCAAGTCTAGCTTCAACCAATTCATTAGACATAGTGTCAGCTTTAATTCCAAGAAGTCTAAGACATTTGCGCATATCTTCAAGACTCATCTTATCTAATGCTCTATAAGCATCACGTTTAACTTTGTTAGCTTTATTAATTTGTTCTGCTTCAGCTTCTTTATTTATAAGTACATAATCAGTAGATGGAGTTACTTTATCAATGCCATTTGCTACTCTCTTATGTCCTAATAGGAATAAATATTGCAATTCTCCTTCAGGTCTATCAGTATTAATTACTAATTCTTTCTTACCAATCTTAATTGCAAATGTATCCCAAAATGTGCTATCAGGATCTAATTCTCCTTCAGCTTTACCCATTTTCTGTTCTAGTTCTCTAGCTTTGTCTGCTTTTAAACCAGTGTATCTACTACCAGATCTAGTCCAGTAAGAACTAATAAAATCAAAGCAGTTAGACCATTTAATCAATCCTGTCCAAGGATTTACTTTTGTCATTCTAACGATTACTTCCATAATTATAAAATTAGATTATCAAGTTAGTATTATAGGGGCTCGCTAGCATTCAAGCCCCTAATATTTTTTAACTGAATTACTCAGCCATCATGATCAATTCTCCACATGCCCTAGGATCACGTAACATAATACCTACTTCACCCAAGAAGTGTACTGAGTAACCATCCTTAGCGTTAGAACGAACTTCTGTGTTAGAGTGAGCGTAACCAGCAGGAGTTACAGAACCAGCTGTACACCAGTTAACGAATTCACGATCTTTACGAACTACTTTAACAATGTTAGCTTCACCATCACGACGACCCAAATCCAAGAATGTCATACGGTAAGACTCCAACGGTTTCAAAGTAACAGGATGCAACTGACGATTGTAAGTAGTATTGTCATACAACGGGAAATACTTCAAAGTCAATTCAATACCATTAGACATTGCGTAAGTCTTAAACTGACCACCGAACTTCAAATTATCACCAGAACCAGTTACGAATACTGTGTCAATCAAGTTCATGTTAGCCATCTTTTCTTTAAGTACACGGTCAAATTCACGCATACCCATTTCACCAGTCAAGGCAACGAACTTACGTTCATTAGTACCTAATACATTGTAAGACAGATCAAACAAGAAGTCTTCCAACAGTTCAGCTGTCAAACGAGTGTAGTAACGTCTGTTAGATGGAGCAATCTGTTCCAACAAACCAGCACCAATAAATGCAGGACGACCATTCTTACCTTTCAGATTACAAGAACCATCTTTGTTTACGTTGTTCTGATTGTATACCAAAGCTCTTTCAAGACGTTTGTACCACTCACGCATTGCAACCCATTCCTGGAATGTAGACCACAAATAAGAAGTTTTACCAGTCTTAGGATCTTTCAAAGCTACTGCCATAACTGTAGAGTAAGCAGAACCTGTGATATCATAAGACAGACGTACTGTAGTCAAATAGTTACGCATCTTGAAGTGAGTATTGTAATTCAGGATATCAGCCTCTTCACTGTATTCTTCATAAGCAGAAGCCAAACGGTTTACTTGGCAACCAGAAGCTAAAACAGCCGGGTCAATATAAGAAGCGGGACTACCATTAGATACAAATACTGTATAAACATACAGATTGCCATCTTGATACGGAGCATCCTGAATACGTGCTTGACTCTTATCATCAAATTCGATAGTAGCACCAGGACCAAACCATGCATCTTCCAACCACAAAGTAATAGGAGTATTACCCAAACCTGGAGTAGAATTTTCACCAATTGCAGCACCATTCCATTTAGCGTCACGAATTGTAACAGCTCTATCTTGGTCGATCATAACACCCCATTCAAATGAAGGCTGATCAATAGTCATTACATTTCCAAGACCACCTGTCAACATATCAAGAGAAGTACTGTAACCATTATCTTTAGTACCAAATACGTATGACAGGATAGTAGATACCTCATAAGGTCTTTGCTGAGAAGCGAGACTAATCTTATTAGTGTCGATCAAATCAGAAAACCATTTACCTTTGTATAATTGGAGGTTATTAAGAATATTATTATCCATAAAATACTAGTAATTTAA